GGGAGTTCGATTCTCTCATCCCCTGTAAAACCAGTAATCGTTATGGTTACTGGTTTTTTTGTTTTTCCCAGTAAATACAAGGGTTTCACAGATTCTAGCATATTAGAATAATTCTTATAAGTTAGAGGAATTATACGATATTGGAAAACTATGCAACACGAAATGCAACACGAAAATAGAAGAAGATGATACAATATTAATGCCCCAGAGTCAAATACTCCGGGGCATCTTTTTTACTCAATCCAAGCCTGGAACTTGTCAATGAATCTGTATTTATCTCCTGCATATCCGTCCATGCCACTTGCTTTCAGTGTATCGACCTGATCTGCGTAGAAGTTTTTGTTATTCTGCACTGACACTCTGTAGTGAACCATCTTGTACTTATATCCGTCCGGTGTGATGTAGTACAGTTCTACGGCAAGAATCTCTGAACCATCTCCTAGGATTCCATTTACCTTGTCATTCAGATCATAGCTGTTGCCGAATGTAAGGTACGGAAGCCATCCATTAGCTTGCGTATAGACACGTGCCCGGATACTTCCATTGCTGACCTTGACAGCAAGCCACTTGATCGGGACATCATCACCTTTTCCAGCCCAATCCGCTTTGTTCGTTACTGCCGGCCACCACTTAGTTGTATAAGCCTGATATGTGATATCGACCTGTCCTAAATCTTTCTTTGTAGCCGGTGCCGGCTTAACAGAAGGTGTGACAGGCTGAACACTTCCACCGAACTCCATGTAGCAATAGTTGACATCTACTCTGCCATTAACTCCATCTACATGACCATCTGAGGAATACTGCCAAATTGCGTACTGACCTTTGTATGTATCTTCCGGAAGATTCTTGTATCTTGCCATCCATTCGATGTATTTACCACGAACACTGCCAAGATAGTTGTTGAACCAGCTTAAGGATGCGTAGATTCCCGGAGTATATCCAGCTGCCTTAAGTCCTTCACAGACGATTTCACAGCATCTAGGAGCATAGTTCTGTGTTCCTGGTTCTTCCACATCAATGAAAATTGGCAACTGAAATGTATGACCTTTAATCAATCTGAGAATATGCTCAAGCTCTGATTTCGCCTGTCTGTCACAAGTAGCGTAGCTGTACAGATAGACTCCTACCGGAATTCCAAGTCTTTCACATTCTGAAAGGTTACGAATCCACTGCTTATCGTCCTGTGATGCGATATCATCTCCATATCCACAGCGGAGGATTGCACCGGCACAACCTGACGCTTTGACTCTTTCCCAGTTAATGACTCCGTTATGATAGCTGACATCAATAATAAGTTTACTCATACCAGCCACCTTCTTTCAGTTCTACTTTCTTCTGCTCGATCTCCGTTGCGTGTTCCTCTGCAAATTTTTCCATAGTTTCCAGTGATGTTCCCTCATTGTCCGAGATTTCTTTCGCTGAAAGTCCGTAGGCAAAACTCTTGATAATTTCTTTTACTGTCTGCTCTGTCATAATTACTCTTCCTTTCCACTCTGCTTGATTAACTGGTTGACATAATTACTTAATCCAGCCACTAAAATTCCCTGTACGATTGCGGTAAACATTGCCATTGCGATATCCTGTCCAGTTCTAAGAGTACAAGTTGCAATCACGTAGATACCGCAGATCACGATTCCAGCAATTCCTAAGATGCTAGGAATATACTTGTCTGCGATAGTTTCGCTCTGTTTCACTGCTATACCGATAAAGTACAGTACAATAGCTACTACAATAAGTTCCGGTTTCACATAGTTGATAATCTGCTCCATGTTCTTTCTCCTTATCCTAATCCAATCTGCGCTGCTACCACTCCGACCACAAGTCCGATGACTGCTGAGAGAACATATTTAACTACTGTTCTCCACATTTCTCCATCTCTACCCTCTAAGGCTTCCAGTCTCTCTCCTTGCTTTATCTGTTCATTTGCCATATTTTTCATGTTGTTCGCAAGTTTTTCAACCGACAGTGTAAGTGCTGCGTTCTGCTTTACAGCTTCTTCCAACAGCTCAATCCGTCTATTCTGTCTATGCTGCTCGTCCTCGATACGTTTGGCAAATTCTGTATGTTCTTCTCGTCCTACATATTCCATCACCATTCTCCTTAAATACTTATAATTCTGATTCAATGTTAATACAGCTAATTATGATATTTATGCAATCTTAAGATAATTGTACTGGATTTTTAGTGGATGATTGTACCCATATTGAAGTCATAGATGAAATAGCAATAAAATATGCTCAAAACAGATTTATTCTTCAGGCATTTATAAAGATTGCAATGATCTCCCTGTTGGAGAATCTGCTATAGCGTTTCGTACAGCTTTGCATAAACCAAAAGACAACGATTCAATATGGTTTATTTTCTGTATTGGTTCACCTTCGGATAACATTAAGTATCAAGTGGCGATTCAGTATTTATACACTTTGGTTGTAAAAACTAGAATATGGAATTCAACGGATGAAGTGTGGAATGATTGGAAATAAAATAGCAATCAAAACAAGGCAATTTTCAGATGTTACATAGATGCCGTAATGAATGGTGAATGTGAAACAAAAATAGATTTATCAAAAATCGAATCAGATAGACACTATATTGTTATAATGGCTTGCGGTCATATACAAGATAATTACTGCATAACAGCCATTGGACATGCTTATAAATCCGAGAAGAATATTGCATTCTCGTTAAATAAGACTTTTTCAGATAATATGTTTTCATTTTCTTGGGAAAGAAAACAATTAAGTGTATTTCTTATTTTTAAACAATAAACGGTTGTGGATTTACACACCACAATGAATCCATTAATATTATAAATCGTATTATACCATAAAAAAATAGACTGCATAAAAATTATCTTTATACAGTCTATATGCATTATTCCATTTCAGCTAATTCAATCTCAATGGTATTGATTCTATCCCTGATAGCCTGCCTCTTTGCATTCAGTTCCTTAATGTCATAAGGAATCTCTTCACCGGAAAGCTGATATTCTAAGGCTTTAACAATCTTCCAGTCACCAACCTCTGATGTATTAGCCTGTAATTCTGATCTAAGCTCTCTAAGTTCTGCTTCCAAATCCATTTTTTTAATATTTTCTTCCATATCATTCTCCTGTTCCGAACAAAGACACGTACAGTGCATCCATGTTCTTAATTGTGTAAGGTTTGGCATACTTTTTCGTAGTACCTCGCCATGATTTATAATGTTCCCTAATGTACTTCATGGTCATTTCGCCATTTTGTAATTTTTTGTGAAAAGTTTTTAATTTTCTTCTTTCACGGACTACGTTTTTCTTTACTGGTCTTCGTACAATCTTGCCTGTGTCGGTCATATATATGAATTGTTTTAAGAATACGAACCCTTTGCTCAATTTACATATCTGTGTTTTCTTTTCATTAAGTGTCAAACCGAGTTCATCAGCTATTTTTCGTATCTTCGGCAATAGCTGTTTTAAATATTCTTTATCGTGATGTATGACATAAAAATCGTCCATATGCCTTGCGTAATATTTATTTCCCTCTACAACTGTACAATATGTATCAATTGGAGTAGGATAAAATACTCCAAATATCTGTGACGCTTGCGAACCGATGCCGAGACCGACACCATCATCGTTGTATGAATATATAATAATTTTCAAAAGATTTATGGTATCTTCATTCGGTATATATTTTTGTAAAGCTGAAATCAATTTGTCGTGTGGTATACTTTCAAAGAATTTTCGAAAGTCACATGTCAAAATATACCCATCATTTCCATGCTCCACATAATATCTTCTTAGATGCTTTACTAATTGCTGTCTAGTAAACTCAACACCTTTGTCCTTAATTGATGCACCATTATTATATATTAGCTTCGGATAAAGAATTGGCTCTAAAATGTTATCACAAACTGCCCTTTGTAATATCTTATCTCGGATACTTGGCGACTTGATATGTCTTGTTTTGCCACGTTCAGACACATTGAACTCAACATAATTATCAGGAATATAACTCCTGTTCTTTAATTGCTTTTGCAATGCATTTAGATTTTGAAGAATGTTTGATTCGTATTTCTGCATTGAACATTTCCAGTCAACATTTTTCTTACATTCCTGGAATGCTTTATACAACACATTTATATCAAGCAAAATTTCATAGCTATTATTTTTCATATAATTCTTTCCGTTATAAAGTCACACGCTTATAGCTTTTAGACGTATCCATCAGCGTCATGTGAACTATTTACCATTACTGGATGGATAACACTTCCTTCGTAAAACATGCGTTCACATAAGGTGATAGTAGCATGTCATTCAAATCGAGGGCGAACATAGTTGTTCGCATTACTAGCGTCGTTGTAGTTGGAATTCCCATTGTTGTTGCAATTGCAGAACTCAGACGCAGACGTTTACAAGCGTTACCCCAATATTATCTATTTTCCTAGTTTCTTCAATCGGTCTTTTCTCTTTTTATTGTCACTTTGTCTCCAACCCTTTAACAAATCAACTTCTTTTTCGATCTTGTCTAAAATTGGTTGGAACTTATTAATGTCGGTTTCAAAGCAAGCAACAATATATTGTAGTTCTTGAATAAGTGAGTAGCACTCAGATATTGCTACATCTTGATATTGTCGTCTGATGGCATATTCATCATTTAAAAAGTCATCAGTTGGATATACAGAATTTGCTCGTGTGATATTATGAATAATTGATTGTAATATTTTCATAATAATACCACGTTCAAATTCTACAAACCAAGATGGATACTCACTTTGAAATTCATGATTTGGAGTTTTCCCGTATTTCGCAAAAATTTCATCAATTACACGCTTATCGGCATCATCAATATCTTTGATAACACTAGCAACAGACCTTGAATTTCTTCTTGTCCCAAAGTCTCTTAGCATCCACATTGTAATTGCTTTTCTCATTTCTATTGCGTTTTTGTAAAACTCCATAGAGGAAAGACTTCTTAAGTTCTTTAAAACTGACATGTAGTATTTCCTTTCTTTTTATCATCTTCAATCCCACCCACAAGGGGTGGTGATTTCAGATTCGCTACGCTGCGATTACGAAGCGAGGGCGAACATAGTAGTACGCATTACTAGCGTCGTTGTAGTAGGAAATCCCATGGCTGTTGCAATAGCAGAACCCAGACGCAGACGCCACGTCTTTTAGCCAGTACCAAGCTGAACGATCATTAATTGCAGATTTAGAATTTGCAAACAATTCAAACTGATGGTTTGCGTTTCCTGTATCCCATGCGGCGGACGACCAAACTATAGAACCGTACAGTTCAACCTCACTCATAAGAATCGCCTGTGCGTCAATCCATTCCCATCCGTTTGTACAGCCATTAGCTGTTCCGTAACGGTTTACACCAGTAGCATTGATTTTGTTAGTTACAAGTTCTCTTGTTTTCTTTAAGTGCGCTCCAAACTCTGCATATAACTGCTGATTAATCGTTGCGTCAGCCGTCGTTGAACCACTTGTAGCTACAGCACCTAATACTGTTGTGTTCATCTCGGATGCTTTATATCCACCCTCTGTAGTATTTGTTGGATTCATGCGACTTCTACCGAAATGCTGTGTTCCGCCAAATCCTTTTCCCGGTATCATGACGAGATGATTTGGTGTTAAGTCAATATTATCTCCGTTGTGTGCAAGTCCACCGATAGATGCGATTGTTACCCAATCAGTACCAGTCATTTGCAGTGAGGAATCAGGATTCTTTGCCGAAATTACACGAGACATCTGAAAATAATCTCCTGCATAAATATCCTGATATAATGAATATCCGCCTGTACCATTAAGACGTTTCCACAGTGAACCATCCTTGTAATAAGATGTGATATCTTTTGGTACAAGACGTGGAATGTTGTGGAACGATTTGCTATTTAATTCATTAACTGCCCCGATCAAAGTCTTGTTAGTTGTTCCTAACTTCGCGATAACTGCCGTAGTCATCTTATCGACAACATAATCCCATATCTTGTCCATCAGTGTACGCTTGTTTGCTTTACCGTCCGTGTCGAGAATCATTAACTCATCATTGTCTTTCAGTGCTTCTTTAGTTGTGTACTTTGTCCATTCCATGATTAATTCTCCTTTATTGAATCATTTATTAAAAGGGTAAGAGCATTATTCATGCCCTTACGCCTCGTCAACCTTGTTTACTGTGATAAATTTTCTAATCGCATCTACATGAGTTTTGAGTTCAGCATCAACGATATAGAACGATTTCTTATTGTTGTGCGATACAAGATTTCCACTCTCGTCAATCTCGTCATAAGTAAATGTAGCTCTGTCCATTCCATTTACATTTAAAATTGAAAAACCACTAAGCTGTTTCATTTAAAAGTTCCTCCTGTTCCTTAATCAAGGTTTCTAGTTCCGCGTTTAATATGTTCTCAGGGCTTTCAGGTAATTTTTCTTCCCTGTCAACATCTTCCTCAAGATTTACATATTCGTAATCTTTCTGTTTTGCTTTCAGTTCCCATGCAAATTTCAGATTCGGAGTTCCGTGCACAATGAAGTAATTCTCTTCCTTCTTTTCAATCCACAAATCTCCTTTCCCTTCTTTCTGCAAGAATACCTGGTACTCAATGCGTGTTGTTACGGTTTCCGTGAAGATATCTCCGATTTCAACGATACATTCACCGTTCTCATCAGTAATTCCTTCACCGATGTCTCCAAACATTGGCGAAGCTGTTTCGTAGCAATATTGAAGTCTGTTCGAATAATTCTCTGTTGGAACAACACGGTTTTTAGTTCCAGTTGTTTTTATTTCTCTTGGGCTTATATCTACATAATCATTAATGTAACTACTTCCATTAATTCTAATTGAAAGGCAACCTGTTGAGTTCTCGCTAATGCTGAATGTGTACGATTTCACTTCTGACATTGCATCAGACCATCCTTGTAAATCCTCAGCCCATCCAATAGAGAAGCATTCTGGGGAAATTGAAGAACCGTATCCCCTTCCATTATTAGATGCTTTCATTCTTAAACCATGAAACCAACCACCCATAAGGTCAACAACCATACTGTCCGATGCGAGAAGTCCCATATTAGTATTATCAATATGTATACCCAAGCTTCCGATAGTGAATATTTCTTTCGAATTGTTACGGCCAACGATGAGCGCAGACGCTTTTTCTTTATCTAAATATATCGTGCTTCCATAAATCGAGCCTTTTTGAATGTTTAGTCCATCTTTATCCCATCTACCAACTTCTGTTCCTATGGCATCTAGTATTTGTATTGAGCCATTTTCATTGTTTACACCTCCCAATGTAAGTGTACCGCCCTTGCCATAAGAGAAGTTGATATACAACTGATCGCCTTGCATATATATCCCTTGTTTCTTCCCGTTATCAGTAAGTCTGTTAAACACTTCTTCGGAAGTCAGAGATTTGTTTAGCTTTTCTACAGCTGAATCGTCAGTATACTTAGTGGCTTTCGTCCAATCAGAAGAAACATAGTTGCCGCTAGCTCTTGCGGTTTGACATCTCATCAAGTCACCAGTGTCTCCTTGCGTCCAAAGGTCGCCAACATCATAAGGTGGCACAGGAGTTGTAATAAAGTTTCTTCTCTTACCGTCGGCGGTATCTTGAGCCTTTGATGCTGTTTCCATCGCAGATACGATGTCTGCATCTTTCACTCTCACCCACTGATAAGATGTATCGACTTTCATATAGCGGTAAGTGAAACCTTTGTTCTTCCAAAAGAAGAGGTCACCAACATGCTTCTGTCTTTCGTAAGCTGTAGTCCACTCAGATGCTGGATGGTTTGAATTCGCAGGCTCATAATCGTAATAGTACGTATCAATCTTTCCATCAATCTGATTTTGGATATCTTCAATTTTCGGATCATAAATGTTTTCGATGAAGTCCGTTACTGTAGAATCGTCTGTATAATTATCTTTCTTCTGCCAATCACTTGCTACATACTCACCAGTTTCTCTGTCCTTTAGGCAGACAAGGATATCATTTCCAGTGAAATACAAATCATCCACGCTATACGGTGGCTTTGGCTGTGTTGAGAAAATCTGCGCTTTACCGTCAATCTCATCGAATACAGAGTCTGGAACTGGCATTTCTTCCCAATTTCCGCTTCTGTAGATGTATTCATCACCAGTTTTGGAATTCTTCCACAAGTCACCCTCATGAGTTGCTTTCTCGGTTTCCACAGTGATTGTGATATTTTTTCCACTAACATCTAAGATTTCATTCCCGTTTATATCGCAAAGAGGCTGTGTTTCTTTTCCAGTCCAATTAAGTGACGGGTCAGTAGGTTGGAACCAAGTTTCTATCTTCTGATCAATCTGATTCTTGATATTCTCAAGGTCGGCAGCATAAGTATTCTTAACAAAGTTATTGATTGCGGAATCGTCTGTGTACTTGGTAGCCTTGACCCAATCAGATGCGACATACTCTCCGCTCTGACGTGAGGTCACGCATCGCATCAAGTCACCGTTTGTACCTTGCACCCATAAATCATCTGTATCATAAGGTGGATAAGGAGTTACGCTGAATACACGTTTCTTTGTGACAGCAAGGTTCTTTGCAGCTTTCGCATCCGCATCACTTAACTTTGACCACGCTGAACCGTTCCAACGCATTGTTTCTTCGGTTTTTGAGTTGTACCATAAGTCGCCAGTATGCTTTGCTTTCAGTTCAGCTGATGTCCATGAAGCTGCCGGATCAGCAGATTGATTGTATGTCTCAATCTTGCCATCAATCTGATTCTGCAAGTCCTTATTGACTGTTTCCAGCTCTTTCTGTACCTCATTGGCTCTTGTATCGTCCGTGTACTTTGATGCCTTTTCCCAGTCTGATGCCGAGAAAGAAGCCGATTCACTTCTTGCAACACAGCAACGCATGATGTCACCATCATCACCCTGTACCCAAAGGTCACCTATGTCGTAAGGTGGCTGTGGAGTCACTACAAAGACTCTACGTTTATGATCTGCTGTATCCTGTGCTTTCTCCGCAGCTGCAAGTGCTTTTGAAATATCTGTATCCTGTACGATCTGCCACTTCCAAACCGCTCCGTCCTGTAAGAATCGGTAGGAATATCCAGTGGACTTCCAGAAGAAGAGATCACCTTCGTGGTCTTTTCTCTGCTCGTTGGTTGTCCAATTCACAGCCGGTTCGTTCTGTAAGCTAGGTTCGTGGTCATAGAACCATGTCTCAATCTGTCCATCAATCTGACTCTGTAATTCCGCAATCTTCGGATCGTATACCGCAGAAATGAAGGTATTCAGTCCGCTATCGTCAGTGTACTTGGTTTTCTTCTGCCAGTCGGACTTTACACAGCTTCCTTTATCTCTGCTTTCCACGCAAGTGAGAAGCTCCTGTGTATCTGCATCAAACCATAAGTCACCAACACGATACGGCGGAACAGGAGTGTTAATGAATATCTGTGCCTTGCCATCAATCTCGTCAAAGACTTCATCCGGCACTTGCATCTTCATCCACTGGCCACCACGATAAATATACTCATCGTTCGTAGACAGGTCTTTCCACAAGTCACCTTCATGCTCGGTTTTGTCTTTCCAGTTTACAGACGGATCACTATCTTGATACCATGTTTCAATCTTATTTCGGACGGAGTTTTTAATCTCGTCCATATCTGTCTTGTAAATGTTAGTTACAAAATCATCTACAATACCATTCGAAATATCTTCCACAGACTTACCGGTGATGGATATTGACTCTGCATTGATAGTAACTCGTCCTGTCTCCGTATCAGCATAGAATGTAATGTTTCCATTCTTATCTTTTATAGTGAGAGAACCTGAGTTGATATAATCAGCATTTATGCCGATAGCATACAAGATTCTTGTTATCAGATCACCGGTAAGGAATAAGCCGTAAGGATATGTCTTACCGCCATCATTTGATATACCAATGGCTTCAGATGTAACTTTGATTACATTCTTGGACTCTTCTACTGTCGGCTTATCATGGATGTATGTAATCATACTTCCGTCCGGCTGTGGTGATTCCGTCGAATACATTCCAGATGCATTCTCAAGCGTCTTATTCAGATTCTCGACAGCTGCTTCAAAGTCCGTCTTATTCTGCTTGATTTCCTTATTAGCTTTTTCATATACCTTTTTAGCTTCGCTGTAATAAGTACTCTTTTGACGTTCCGGATCTTTGATTCCGCAAGAGAACGAACTGCTTCCGAGATAGCTGAACTCATGGGATGTGATAAATGTTGGATAAACTTTGTCTTTCCTATCTACCACGCAAGCCAAATCCATGAATTCAATCGTTGGATCCGGGAAGAACTCTCCGCTAAAACCTCTCAGCTTAACTCCGATCAGTACATCTCCAATCAGGTTGATAGCATCATCTTCATGTCCTTCAATAAGAGGATTCGTGATTTCAAGTGCATAATCATCTGTACCTCTTATTAAGATTGTACTCTCGTTTTCTACTTTCTTTGTGGTCGCAATTCCAGTGATTACAACAGGATCTGTGCTAATGTCCGGATCTGACTGATAGTCCATCAAAATGCTATAGCCAGTATCTTCCACTAAGTCATCCATATTTGTAATCTTCGATATTGCAGAAAAGTCGTAACTCTTAATAACAAGTGTTCCGTTCTGAATCACAGCATTACCAACGGAAAGCATTGCTATATATCCGATTACTTCTCGGCAAGTCACTTTTTCCGGAGCCTGTTCAATCACGAAATCGTCATTGTTAAACTTCGGACTTCCAAGCATGATGTTACATGTACTACACGCTTCTCTTAGAAGCTGTCCAGCTGTTGTTGGATAAGATAGCTTAGACGTGAAGTCTGCATCTGCTTTGTACATTGAATCATAACCTACAAGTTCTATCGTATCTCCAACCGCTGTTGGCTCAAGTACTGTAAATGTACCCTCGTTTAATCTCTCGATTCTTGATTTCGTCAGCATAATCGTGTTGCCATTGACATCGAGAATTTCCTCGCCTTTCACATCTCTCCATGCATCATAGCTTCTACTTTCGATGTCAGCTTCAGTGAAGAGTGAAATCTGTGCATAGTAAAAATCATACTTGGAAAATCTCTCATCGATGTTATCAATGACAAGCGTAACGGACTTGGAGAGAGCGGATCCCAGTGGGAATCCATCTCCTCCGTCTTCTGTGTATCCATTACCGCTTATGAAGAAATCGTTATCCGAATCAAGTGTAAGCTTTTTGCCATTTTTCAGTGTGATCGACGCATAAGCATAAAACGGACCGCCTGACTTTATGATGTTTTTAAATTCGTTGCTTACATTCTTCATAATCTACCTCTAACTATTTAAGGTCAGCGAATATCTCTTTCGATATCCGGTGATATCTATAACACCGGCTTTTCCGATGTTACTTGAAAACTCAGTTCATCCAACTTCTCTTCATTTTCTACAAGGCTAACACATGGAGCATTAAAGTTTGCTGCGTAAAACCTTTTGGTTTCCCATCTATTCTCGTAAATATTAAGGTGAAAGAAGTCGAATCCGCTCTTTCCCATAACCTCTTTGAGAATTTTGCTTGCATCACTTACCTTGATGTCACTCCATTTCAGCTCATAAGCTTCGATCGTGAATAGAGGAGAGTTCTTCATATTTCCCCTCATGGTTCTTCCTGAGTTTTCAGTGGAAGTAGTAGACATCGAAATCTGGTATCCGTCCTCATCCACATCCGGTGGTGTGTACGTTCCGAATTTTAAGTGATTTTGTGCCATGTTCTACCTCCTAAGCCATTTCAAACGGATTTCTTCCCGTCTGTGTTCTCATGTTCTTTCCTTCTTCAAGTACAGCCTTTGCAATCTGTCTACGGTTCAGATATACCGGTACTTCAATCTTGCGTGAGCTGTTTCCGGTCTCTTCTCTTACAATCTTGCGTATAAGGCTTTCAGGTGCTTCGATGTTGTTCCCGCTCTTCTGGTCTCCAAGTACTGCCATAAACTCTTTGTTTGGCGGGATAACTGCTCCTTGCGCTAAATACGGAATTCGTGGAGTTGAGATATATCCAATATTGAATCCGAAAGAAGAATAGCCTGTTAAACCCTGTACCCATCCAGGAAGATCAATCGAAATTGCATTCAATGCATTTGCAATTCCATGTTGCATGCGTTCCACTGCATAAAGTAACTGGTTGATGAATCCAATGATTGCATTAATCGGAGATTTCACAATACCAGCAAATGTTCCCCATATTCCGCTAAAAATTTCTTTCACTCCGTTCCATGCTTGACTCCAATTTGAGCTGAATACTCCAGTAACGAAATCAATAATTCCCTGGAATATTTGTTTCACGGAATCGACAATATCTTTCAGTGTTTTCCCCCAAGATTCCATGTACATTCCTACTAATCCGAATGTCTTTTCAAAATTCACACGGAATACTTTTTCAAGGAAGTTACTGAATGGTGTCAGGATGTTATCCTTGACGAATGCGAATACTGCAACGATTGCTTTTTTCAATCCTTCTGCGATAGCTTTCAATCCCTCAGTTGTAAGTGTAGCATCGTCAGTAAATACTCCTTTGAAGAAATCTAAGAAGCCATTCAGAACTTCAAGAATTCCGGCTGTGATCTGCGATACTGTTCCAAACAGATTGATAAATGTTGTAGCGACCCATTCAAATATAGGACCTAAAACCGGTAGGATTGTTTCTATCTGCCAGCTTATGAATGGTGCAAGAACGCTTTCCCATAATGTACCAAGAATATCTATCACTTTTCCGATTAATATGAGTGCCTGTCCTATGGCATCACTGACTGGACCATTCAGGACTTCTGATACTAGTGTTGCAATATTCGAAAGAACTGGTGCAATGTAATTATTGAATACATCAAGCAAAGCTCCAACAATCATGCTGAATCCATTCGTCAGTTTTTGGAAGTATGGGGCAATGTGGTTGTCGTATAAATCCGTCACACCATCCGCAACATTATGAAGGAAAGTCTCTATTCCTTGTGTTATCGTTTCAATCGGAGCAAGTAGTCCATTAATTGCAGTAATGATTTTCTCTTTATTATCAACAATCGGCTGTACGATAAAATTAATCAAATCTCTTGCGAATGATGCTACTAATTCAGAAACTAATCCAAACGCTGTGGCGAATATTCCTATAATATTTCCAGTGATATTCTGCGCGGTCTGTGAACCGAATGTCTGAGCAAAAATCTCTGCAATTGTGGCTGCAAGAGTGCCGAGCAAATCCATGATTTCAGCACCAATGTCAAACATTCTGATGAGATAACGTTTTATCCTGTCCACATTCTCAGCAAGGTAGCTTTCGATTCCACCTACTATGTTCACTGCTATGGTCAGTCCTATGCTCACAAATGCTCCGGCAATCTTCCCTAGATTGTAAATGAATTTTCTAGCAAAATTCTTCGCTGCTGCTTGAACATCTTTATCAGCAAATATGTCTCTGATGTATCCGCTAATAGAGTTTAAATCCTTCTTGAGTTCTTCGATCAGTGGCTTGTAATCTCCAAGTCCATCCCAGAATCCACTCATGAAGATGTCTCTGATCTGCTTCAGCTTGTCCAGTACGGAATCAAGCAAGGATGCGAACTTATTGTCGATAGGTACTTCTTCGAATAACGGTCCGGAACCACTACCGCCACCGGCACCCCCTCCACCACCGGATCCGCCAGAACCACTTCCTGAGTCCTGTTTATCCATTCGGTTGATATCATCAAGTGGCGATAAGTACTCTTCCGCAGCTTCCGTAGCTTCTTTTGTTCCGTCCGCTGCATCTTTCGCACCGCTTGCCGTATCCTTAAGGCTTCCGGCATAATCTTTCTGTACTGCGATTGCTTTCGTGTATGTGCTCTTTCCGGATAGGAATGAGAAGAACATACTTACATAACTTGCAGCTGTTGAAAGCATATCAATAAACTTGCTAAGAATCGGTGCTACTACACTAAGAATTGGTGCAAACGCTGTTGCTAAGCTGTTCTTGAGTGTTTCAAGACTTCCCCACAGCATCGAAATACTGTTATTCGTGCTGCTAGAGTACTGTGCAAGGTTTGTGAATCCGTCCTTGATAGCGTTGATTGCAGCCATGAATACTCTTTGTACAATGTTGGCAAGAAGAATCGTCCTTGTCATTCCACCGATGCTGTATCCTGCGCGTTTGGCTGCCTTGCCTGCTTTCTTGAATGACCTCGCTGTTTTTTCGCTTGCGTTAGCAACTTTATCACTTGCTTCCGCTGTTTTTTGCTCAGCGTTCGACACACCATTCAGTGTTGCTTTGTACTTCTTGAGTTCATCGTTGATATGCGCAATCCTTCTTGCGTTATTGTCATACTCTTCGTATCCATGTCCAATGCCAGCAGCGGATAAATCAGCTTGTCTAAGCTTTAATTCTTCCAATTCTCTGTTCAGGTCAACGATTGATTGTTCACCAATCTCTGCATTGTCTGCGATACTTCTAAGCCTAGCAGCTTCTTGTGCAGCTTCTTCCTCTTTTGCTTTTACTTCAGAAAGTTTTCTAGCTTCTTCTGCAAGCTTATTTTTATATCCTTCAACAGAATTATTTATCGCATCATAAGAGGTGTGAAGCCTATTGTTCATGTTTGCAAGCTTCTGTTCTTCCAATTCCAAGCGTTGCATCATCGAAACAGCTTCTTGTGTCTTTGAACCAAGCGTAAATGCTCCACCAGATGCTTCTAAATCTGCTAATTCTGCTTTCGCATATTTGATCTCGTTCTCAAGTTCCTCTATGTCATATTGCATCTTCTTAAAAGATGAGCTGTTCTTTTTGCCACCAGTAGACAGGAATCTTTCCTGTGCAGATTCCAGTGAGCCAAGTTTCTGTGTGGCTCTGTCAATCTGAGTCTGAATCTCTCTGTATTCCTCTGTCGGAATCTTCTGCTCGCCATATTCAGCTACTTTCTTCTTAAGGTCAGAAACCTTTCTCTCTTGTTCAGCATATTCTTGATTTAACTTTGAGAATGAATCTGCTTGTTTGTTGAGTGCTGTCCTAGCTTTGGAACCCATGTCCTCGACCGAATTTGCCATTCTTCTGACAGCTGCTTCAACTTCTCTGCTTCCGGCTTTCATGCCGTCAGCGTTAATCTCTGTGTCAATTATGATATAGCCGTCGGCTTGTGCCATTTCTAATCCTTTCCACCGCTAATTATCTGCGGTCAGCGAATATCTCTATTGATATCCGGTTATTTATTCAATCCGAATAGTTCTCGGAGTTCAGCTTTCTCTTCGCCACTTCTCTCTGTACTCTTCTGATGTAAGTCCACAATAGACTTATTATTTTTGTAGTATTCCTGTTCCCACTTCTCTAACTTCTTACCTTTTCTCTTCTTGTCTCGGATGCTGACTACAGTTGAGAAGGTACTTTCTCCAATCTCCATATAGAGTCCGAAGAATGTCCACCAGTGCATATAGTCTGTAGCTCGCACTTCAGCGTTATTCACCTTATTCACAGCCGGTATGATGATTGGTGCATCCTGTTCCCAGTCCATTGTCCTCGGTCTAGGCTTACCGTCATTCTTAATACCGCAGTCGATGAATTCACACGCTTTTCTTGATGCTTCTTGCCAGTCCTTAGGTGGCATAGAATCAAAGTCAGCATATAGGATTCTAAGCATTGTAAATACTTTCTCCTGATCCTTCTCTTCTTCCGTCATGCCAGGCTCGAAGATGTCCGGATCATTCATAGCAGAAAGAATATCCAATATCACTCTAAAATCAGAGCGTATCGAATATTCTTTTCCATTAACGTCTAAAGATGTAGGAAGTTTCCACGGATCCATTAATTATGGTACTTAGCCACATACTTATTCATGCGACTCTGTACCTTCTTTGTGCGGATATTCATTTCCTTTTCAATCACTTTTGCGATAGAAGACAGAACGTTCTCCATGTACAGTTCTCCATTTGCCAGTGGTGAGAATGCTCCGAGGATAGAGAAGAATGTCTCTTTTGCATCTTCTCCGATGAGATAAGAGATTCTCTCTGTAATATCATCCTCTGCTTTTCTCATATCCGCTTCGCTTGGATTCTCCGGCAGCTGATATGAATTGTAGTATTCAACCACTTCCTCATATCTCTTCACGATATTTGTATCTGTAGGTCTGAACTCGAACTTGCCGAGCACCTTTCCTCTTTTGTTCTCAATCGTGTAGACCTTGCTACCATCATCTACTACAATCTTGTTTGCCATTGGTTTTGCTAATTTATTGCTCATTGTATCGTCCTTTCTTGCCTATTCTAAGCCAAATACTTCATTATGCTCTTCATCGTATACCGAAAGTTCTTCAGTTCAAGCAGCTACAATTTCACCCTCTGCGAATACTGGATTACCTGATTTCAGAGATTCAGCTGTGACATAACCTTTTGTTCTCTCACCATCGTCTGTTACATCAAATGGGATATTAACACCAGTTGTGTCTCCACCATAGCTCTGTGGTTTAACCATTACTTCCTGTACATAAGCAAGATGCTTTTCGGCTGTCGTGTCCTCTACGATTACTTCAAGCATAAGTGTCTTACAAGCTTCACCTTTCAGACGGTTAAACGCAATCTCTCTAATCTTCGGATACAGTTTGGACGCTGGATCTGCGTAGAATGGATCAGCTGACATGGAAGGTGCATATCCATTATCAGTTGTCACAGTTTTTCCAAGAATGGTCCTCTTCTGTTCCGTGTCTGGATTAAGCTCCACGGACATTTCCTCGATATCGTCACCGAGAACCGCCCACTCTGCTGTTGCCGGTGTCTTTTTAAACGATGCATCAAGATAATGCATCAACGCTTCACGCTCTAATTTCATGTTTGTTATCCTCCGTTATTTCTTGTAGAATATGTTTCTGTATTTCAAGGAGATGCTGATTGCCCAATCTTGGACATTGCCATCACTCACATTATCTAAGTGAGCCGGTGTAAGTCTTATAATCTCCTCTATTTTTCTCTCTTCTGTAAGCACTGGATATTCTTCCAGTCTCTTCTGTTCTCCATTAATGACCACGGTCTGCTGCTCAAGCCACTTTCCAAGAGTGTCAAGGAATTCTTTGATACTGGCCTTAATCTTTGGAGAGTCGATTGAAGACCGGTAGATCACATAAAAAGGATAGTTGCACAACTGGTCTACTTTGCCAGTTACACTCTTCTTTTCCAGTGCAATCACCGCCCCTGTCACTGGATAGAAGGCAATACCGCCATCTTCATCTAGTGTGGAGAATCTTATCTTTTCATCTTCCTCTAATCCCGGAAAACTATTGAGAAGAGAAACGAGTGCATCTGTTACCGCATCGTAACCGTCTACATCGTACTTGACCGATTTCTTACTTTCCTCCGGCACGTTTCTTCACTCCTTTCGCCCAAGACTTCACATATTGATCCTTTGCAGCATCAAACCAATGGTCTGTTGCGCGTGGATGCGCTGTCTTGTCAAACACAAGGTCTCTGTCCGTGACCACTTTCTTTGCTCCGGCTCTTGCCCACGGTGAGCCTGTGACAGGATCTACCATAACTTTTCCTTCATAGTGGAATCTTCCGTAAGGTGGAGCACCGGCAATCACTTGACCGCTTCCTTGCATGGACCTGCTCATAATTGCTGACACGTTTCTCATGTTACCGTCACGAAACGGCATATACTTTTCCATGTCAGTGAACACTCGACCATCTAGCCAGTTCTGTGCTTCCTGGAACTGCTTTTCAAATCGGTTCAAGCTGACATTTACTTTGATATCACTTTTTACGATTGAGAAACTAGGAAAATGAAATATCTTGCTTGCCATATTACTTTCCTCCAATCTCAAAATGAGGAATCAGTGTGTAAGAACCTACGCTTGTGATCAGAAAGACATTATCCATCTTCTTATTCAGATAATCGTAGAATCCTTTGTTGGTACGTGACGTATAGTCTTCATCGGCAATTACCGTTTCCGGATATTCACCTTCCAAGAAGATGTCACCTGTTGAGAATGTGATTGAACCCTCTTTGTTTTCCACAGTTTTCCACACTTTCGGAGTGAGATAGGAAAGATTGCACACTATCCTTTCTCCTTCACGCACCTTAAACGGTACATGAAGATTAGCTGTATCAGCCGTATCCAAACCAGTTTTGACAACATTGGCTGCCTTATCCGTAATAAGTGTGACTCCGGATATAACATGAGGATACCAATATATGGCATCATTCTTGTCTGTGTATTTGTTGAATACAGTCACAGTCTTGTTATACATCAGTATCCCCTCCTAATAGAATTCTTTTCCGCATTCCTTGCACTTCCACACATGATGAGTCTTGTACTCATGGTCTCCGACCTTATCAAGGAAAGTTGAAGAATATGTTAATTTTTCGTGTCGGCATGTTAACCGCTTAAGCCATCTAAATACCAGCATAGAGTAGGCACACTCCTTTCTTATCCGCAACACCTTGCAGATATTCAGAAGCCACCTGTCTGATCAGCAAAGCTTCCACTTTCTTATCCATTGACGCTCGTGCATAGATGCTGTCTGCTGTTCCGCTAGTCCCAGTGACGAAACTTACACTTTCAGCACCTGACGTAATAGATGCTACTTGTTTCTTGCTCACAGTACCGTCTTCATGCTTTACCACTCCGACCGTATCCATTGATTCTTTTCTGATCGAGTCAATCTGATGCAGTACTTCTGCGACCGCACAGACAGCCTTCTGAACCTTTGCATTAGTTCTCTCATCCTCTGGAAGACCATCGGCTAATCTATCAAAAGTGATGCTGTCCACACGTTCGCTTGCTCGCTCTGCATACTTAGGAAACTCTTCCTCTGTCACGGCATCTCCAAAATATTTAGTTGTATAGAACTGATAGTCTGTGTATGCCATGTGAATCTCCTTACTCAGCTTTTTTTCTTGTCTGCTGTTTCTTCTGTGGCTTATCTGCTACTTCTTCGTATTTGTTAGGATTGCTCTTCATACTGGAAATACTATCGGCATTGTCAGTAGAAAGATACAATCCTGTCTCTTTGTCCAAAAACTTCATCTTAATTAACCACCAATTTTCTTATTTTTGAAGATAAGATCCGGTGTAACAGATTTTGTTCCGAAGTGGTAGAACAGTTCGATTCCGTAAGCGTTTGACAGTGGAATCTTCTCTGCATTGTAAGGATCTGACATTACTGGCTGCGCGATTGCACCGTCAACCATTACGAGAGCCTTAACATCTGTTGGAAGATGCACACAAGAGTATGTCTTAACACCGTGGAAAGCGTAGAACTCTTCGTCAGCTGCTCCAACACCAGGAACTGTTACCTTGTCAAGGTATGTTCTGATTTTTCCGTAGTAGTCTGGATCCAGTACCATGTGCATCATTGATCTTGGAACTCCGTCCACGTACTCATTCTTTGTTGTCTCACACTGCTGAATCATTTTCTCTGCAATATCTTCAATTGCTGTGATTCCTGTCAGATCTACTTCTGTAGCATCTGTACCAGCTACTTCGAAGAACTTTGTATCAAGCTCTGCTGCCATTCTAAGCGCATGGTTTGCTGTTCTCTTAGCAATAAGTCCTTCAACTCCAAGAAGAGAAACATCTTTCTGCTCTACTTCTTCTACGATCTCTCTGTCCTGATCAATCGGAATTGTTACCGTTTTACCTTTAACACCGTCACCCTTTGCAGCTGTTCTAGCTGTTCCGTAGTTCTTCGGTGTTGCGTTTGCAAATCTCTTTGCTTCTACTGTTCCGGCATGAGGATCACCAGAAAGCTCTGTATTCTTCATTGCTCCGGAAATTGTAAGTTTCTGTACGTTCTCGATAACTTTTCCGTACTCCTCAGCGAGGAACATTTTTCCAGTTGGATCGAGAAGCATGTTTAATGACTGAATTCTTGTATCTGCCATGTTCGTAATCTCCTTTAACTTTTTAAGGTCAACGATTATCTCTGATTGATAAACGTTCTATCGCATGACTACCATACTGCCGGTGGTGTGTACACTGGAGTCTTACCATCTCCTCCACCTTTGTTTGTAGGTGTTGTGAAGGTCGGCACTTTCGGAGCATCTGTCGGTGCAAATGCATCTTTCTGTGACTCTCTCAGCTCGTTCATGTAATCATCGAGTCCGAGGATTTTCTCACCTTCACGTTTCAACCCTTTCTCTTTGATCATGCTGATAATTCCTGTTCGTGCAAAGTCAGAAGTGAATTTCTCACCTGCCAGTGCTTTGACCAGAGCATCATTGAAGTCTCTCTCTTCAATCTTTGCTGCATAATCTTTCTCGCTGTTCGCAAGTTTTGTCTGCCACTCTTTCTCTGCGGTCTCTGCTTTGGTTTTCCACTCATCACGTTCTTTTGTGATAGCATCAAAGTCTTTTCCCTCAAATCCTTCAAGTGTAGACTTGGCTGTGTCATACTGTGTTTTAATGTTGTCTCTTTCCTGTGTGACTGTATCAAGCTTTCTTCCCTGTTTCTCAAATTCAGCAAGAGTCTTGTAATTCTCATTCACACTGGTTTCGATTGTTTTCTTCTGCTCATCTGTAATCTCAAGACCAGCATCGGAAAGAATCTGAATAATGTTTTTCATGTTTCATATCCTCCTCAACGTATTTTATTAACCGTTTCGTCCACGGTAGGGATTCAGACAGATAAACCTCTGTCAGGGTAATCGTGGTTGAGGGAGTCGAACCCTCATAGCCATTACCACGCAAGAACAGATGCTATAGAAAGGCAGATTCACATCTGTCCCCAGCTCCATTAGGAGCAAAGCCTACCGAGATGTGCGATACCTCTTAACAGGATTCCCCTAGTAGGCTATTTTCTAAAAAGGAGGCGCAAAAATATGATATAATCTTCACCCAATATCCATTATGAATGTTTTTGATTACTTCGTTGTACCCATCTTTAACTCTTTTTCGCACTTTCGTATCTTCTGGCAGCAGCTGCGCTCTTCATAGCTTGCTTTCTGTCCCACTGTGCGACTTTCAATCGTTCTGCATACTCTCTTAGGTCATTCTCTTCGCAAAATGCACTGTACCGCTTGTTCTGAAGCTTCAGCGTGTGAGCCTTGCGGTCTAGCATATTCTGCAATTCAAACCTTGCCTTATCATCCTTACAGTTATCAACAGCTGTCTGCAAGTTCTGTATCTTCCGCTTGGTGTCACGGATCCTACGCTCCTGTGTCCTCTGTCTCTTCTGCAATTCCTCTACTCTGTGGTTATCAGCAAGAGTTATCTTCTTATCCTCATAAGGATTGTTCACTCCGTCACCACTTCCAAATGAGTGCCTACAGTTCCAACCGCACAAGCCTTCACCGGTTCCGAAACCAGTTGTCTTAACGAAGTCCGGGAATCTCTTATCCTTTCCACTTCGTGAGTAGAACCGTCCTTGCCACCACAAGTGATTGCCAGGATTCATTCCGCCATTACCAGTACGTGCTCCTAAGTGAGCAGACACAAGAACGGTATCCCAGTTCATTTCTTCCATTCTCTTCATGGAGATGTCGGCAGCTGCTTGTCCCACTCCTGTCCTCACGATCATCATCGTTGCTGACTCAATGCTCATTCTGTACCCAGTAGGATAGTTCACTTTGAGTCCAACTTCTGTGATGTTGTTAATCACATCTCTGACCGCTTGTGTGTACGATACAGCACCAGTAGACACAAGATGGTAGGCATTGTCCATCTGATTGATGAAAGTCCTCTGTGCATCCAGTACTGTGGTCCGTGTGAAGTTGTTCCATTCTCCGGCAGTAGCAAGGTAATCTCTCTCAAGGATCCTGAGCATGGTTGGAGATTGCATCAGTGCTGTTGGAGTGAGTCCGGCTGCAATATACACAGCATCATCCCATTTCAGAGTATTGATACCAGCATCGACAAATGCATCCTTAATCTCTTTCTTCTGAAGCTTGGTCTTGTCCGCAATCTCCTTTTGGATATCCTCTAGTAGTTCCCCAGACTCTTGAAGAACTTGAATCTGCCATCTGTCTGTTTGTGTCAGCAGATACTCTTCTCCTCTGCCGAGTCTCTTCATGATTCTCTCAATGATCATGTCCATAATAGTGCGATGAAGGGACGAAGATATCTCCTCCGCCCCTTCTGTTATTCTTTGTAAGTATTCAGGTGTTAGCATTATTCCTCACCGTCTTTGTCATTTTTATCATCCTTTGTAATGATTGCAAAAAGCAAAATTGTTACGCAAATGATAAGAATATTCATAGTTGATACCGCCATATTGTCACCGCCTTGTTTATTCCTCTTTATGGCATGTATTGTAGATTTTCACGTACACGTCCTCAAAAAGTTCCTGTTTATCTCCATTATATGTATATTCAGCGTAGAGTCCATCTCCACTGAACATTGTGCCGGCAAGACATTTGTAATTCTGTAAAGTCTTGCAACTCCAAACAATATATACATTACTCAAATCAATTTCCGCATCTGGTCGGTTCTTCCGATACCATTCAACAAGCTTCTTTTTGCATACACTCTGAAAGTGATCCATTCCTGTGATAATCATGATTAAGCCTCCTCATAAATAATATCCAAACCATAAGCAACCGCAGCATCATGCTCAATCTTGCATCCTCTTGCATTCTCCCAGCCTTTACAGAAGTACGCTGCATGGCACAGAGACATATTCTCTAAGGACTTAGCAAGGAAGCATAATGGAATCTGAACTACTCCACGTTCTTTCATAGATTCATTGCTGTACCATTCATCTGTAAAAAGAGTATTTACAATCTCATACCCTTTCCCTCAAGAACCTTAATTGCCTTCTCTCTTGTTGCTACGATTTCTTCATCAGTCTTTCCAGCCATTGGCTGACTTAACATTGCTTTCTTCATCATTAATCCTCCTACTCTGCAAACACCCAATCTTCAGCAAGCATATCTGCCTGCGTTGGAACCCATCCAACAACGCATTTATTATCAGCTGTTTTCATAGTAATTGACGGGAGCATATCGTAAGGTTCATCATTTTCCTTTTTCAGTTCTGTTTTCGTAAAGAAATGGATTTCATCTGCGATAAACAAGAACATCCCCTTACCCTTCCAGCCTTTACGTGACACCTTGCGCCCTTTTTTCAGATATGCGATAGCGTCACCAAATGAAAATACTGCTTTGTCACAGAGTATCGGACAATTTTCTTCGTTTGCAATCATCCAGTCCTCTCTTAACATATCATCAAAAACTCTTCCGACTCTCTCGTCTTTAATATCAGTTTCATTTTCTTCGCTTCCAGTGAGCAACGGCTTACTATGCGTCATAACCGTCTCTTTTTCCTCATCCCAGTACCAATAATAAGCTAACCAACCAGGAAGTCTCACCTTTGCTCCACGTTTCATTGCTTTTAGTGCTTCTTTAAATGTCATCGCACATTTCTCCTTTCTTTCTGCTTCTACAACGCACCTACACTCTTAAATGCTTCCTCTATCTTTGGATACTGGATAGCAAACCAATCCACTATTGTTTCCTCATGCCCAAACTGTTTGTAATGTTCAAAGTTCGGTCCTAATCCGCTTTCGTAAAGAAAAGCATGTATGATTTCGTGACGTAACTGTTTCTTCATCAAACAGTCGAAATCACCTAACTTGTTCACGTTATCAGTTCTCAATTTGATGATTTTAGATGTATAGTCGCAGTATCCGTCATATTCTGCATCTTTCATCTCTTCACGGATAATTTTATATTCAGTTCCTAATGCGTTTACTTTTTCCATTGCTGCTCCTCTCTTAAAAACGAAATAGGAGGGTTCGAACCTCCATCTCCAGCTCTTGCGCTGGCACTTTACCAATTAAGCTATGTTCCGTTAGCAGGTGGACAGTAATCAAACCACCTCTGCTACGGTTCTTTATACAGTACGAAGAAAATAGTAAACATTGTGACTATCGTGCAAAAATGTGAATATTAAATCTTTGACGGAACTCCGCAGCTAAAATCCGTCTGTTACATTTTTTCAAACATAATTAGGTCTTCACCTTATTCAATCATGGTAAAAGTCATTTTCTGCCACTGTGATGATAGGTCTGAGCTTTCGAGAGCGACTCTTGGCTTCCTACCACTGTCTAAGCACACATGGGATTGATACCCACAAATTTCACGGTTCTTTCAGAATATCATAGTTGCATCTTACACCTATTCGCTTTATTTTCATCAACTTGCCATATCGCTACTTTAACGAACCTCTTGTGTTATACTCTGATTTCTCAGATTCAAGGCAAATCAGCTTATTGAGAATTTCCAGTTAGTCCGTAGTCTCTCACACCACTCACATCACTGGATTATTTCTGCACCGCAGATGTCTATTAATCACCGACCACAAGGATTCTGCATTTGACTTCTCTATGATGATACACTACAAGGCATTGTTGACGGTTTCCGTCTTCACCAATGGAATCACTCCCACTAGAAAGAATCGGCTTATCCAATATCTCGAACAAGCCTATCTCGTTACCATTGCATCTCGGCATGACTGAAAAATCACTCTTCACCGAGATAATCATATTTGAAAATAGCCGTATAAGGAGTCGAACCTCAATCTTTCACTTGGATAGGGTAGAATGAACGCTTTACCATTAAGCTATACGGCTTCCAACTACACTGTAGTAAGGAAAAATTTGTTATGAAAAAGATCTCTCTCCGAGTTCCGGAGAAAGCTACCGTTCGGATTCGAACCGAAAACCTGTTGATTAAAAGTCAACCGCTCTACCATTTGAGCTATGATAGCTTAAGCATCGAGCGTGAACCAAGAAAAACCGCTCGATGCATTATTTTAGGTGTTCCCGGGGAGATGACAAGAAACCGGGAATAGGCTTGCCCCGGTTATGCTCCGAGTCTGTGTCCTACTAAGGAACAAGCCTTAACCGCCATCTGACGGTTAGTAGCAATATTTATAGTGCTGTACATTGCACTGTCAAGGAATGAAAAACGAATGAACTTTTCGTCCTCAAGTACATAGTACCGTATTCGCTTGCTCTCATTGTCCCCATAATTTACTCATCTTGGAATTTTTCAAAGAGAGTTTCGCCTTTGTCACTGGCTTCTTCAATCATTGCTTTCGCTTCTGGCTCTGTCATCCCTTCAAACTTCACGAAGTACATCCATGCCGGTACTTTTCCCTGTACCACATAATTCCACCAACGTGCACGATCATCTTCAAGGTTGTACACAAGGTCTTCAAATTCACATGCCGTCTGATATCCTGATGCTGCAATTGTTCCATTGGCTGTGCCAGTAGCGTAGAGAATGTATAAAATCCTGTGAATAACTCCATCGTGGTTCTTACCATCAAGGATTGTACGGAATGATTCGATTGTATGCAGCGTTCTTCTATCATCTGATTCAACCTGTGTTGCTGTCTGAATTCCTCTGGTCTCGTCAAACGAAAAGTAACCATTTGAGAATCCGCACTTGTATCCGATGATGGACAGATAGAAGTTAATGGCAGAAGTTCTTTCGGCTACCAACATAGTCGGTACATGTTCTTGAATCGTACCGTCTGCATCCACTCCCATTTCAAGTCCTTGCACGAATCGAGGGAGCTTGATTCCATTCTGATTAGCATATTGGATTACTGTCTGTGATACAAAAGTAACGTGCTGGCTGTCTTCCTGTTCGTCCCCCATCTTATTGAGTGCGATATCGAGCCATCTCAACTCTTCAATGCATTCAGCAAATACCGGTACAGTTAGAGGAGACTCCTTGTCGATTGCATTCGCATAAGGATTTCGCCAGTACACAAATAATGGATACTCCAACCCTCTTACTTCTACTTCCGGGAGAATATCTTTCCACTCATCTACTTTCTCTAGGGAAATTTCAGATCCGATACGGTTCTTATCTTCACTCTTGAATGCTTTTGATGAAATCTTATAGACTCTTTCACCATTCACATCCTCAAATCTGTGATATTCTGCTTTTGTGTAGTACCTGTTTCCCTTTTTGATGTACGAGAAGAACACTGCTGCAAGTACATCACCGTTGGTATTGGTGTCTGTGATGATGAAATAGTCAGGATCCAGGAACTCAATTCCCTGTCCGTCTGACTTAATCATCATTCCGCAAGTAGAACAGCTCTCTTCCTGTTTCTCTTGTAACGCGTTCAACACTTCATCAAAATTCTTCTTGAGCGCATCGTTACCATCAATCTCAACATTGACATTGAACAGTGTAAGGTTTGCAATCTCCCGGCAAATGACATTAGAGAACCTTGTCGGTTTGATTGTTCCGTCCATGCACCATGTCGGCAGTCCTGATCTCATGCCCTTATACAAATCTAAGGCAGTCTGCATTTCAGAAGAGCGACTAGCCTCAATTCCAAATATATCTCTTACTTCGTTTACTCCAAACATTCTGTTAAATACCGCCTTAATTTTTTGTATTAGTCCCATTAGTATTTCCACCTCAACCGCCTACGCAAGAATGTGTAGACATAATATCTTGTATCGTCCATCGCATGGTCATTCTCTTTGATAACCGTATCATTGTTCTTTTCCTCATCCCAACAGTACAGACCAAACTCATTGATACAGCTTGTACAATCCTTATATATCTTCAGGAGTCCTTTATTCAGCATCGTTGTGACTACTCGGATTCCGTCCAGTACATCATTGTCAGCTTTCTTCACCGTGTACTCTCCGTACTTCTTGATAACTTCGATAAACGATGCTGCAGATGGATCTATGATGATACATGATATTTTTCTGTCTCCGATCAGTTCCTTTAGCATCTTGTAATAGGCTTCATCATCAACACGCTTGCCGACTTCTCTACTGTTGTAGTACAGTTCTGCTTCACGCTGCGAGTTCTTTCCATCGAATGCCCACAGACCAGCTGAGAAAGGATTAACCGTACCGTAGTCGATTGACACAATGTATTCCAGTGCACCACTCATGTGTTCATCAGTGACATGCTTTTCTTCATCAAACATCGAATAGACAAGTCCTTCAGCCACACACCACAATCCTAAGATATATCGCTTGAAGAACACACCTACATACATACTTCTGTATCGTTCTTTAATCTTCTCGGAGAGTGACAGGTTATCGTCCATCGTGAAATGCAGATAGATGATATTCTTCTCAGCACACTTGTCTATCCAGTTGACCTTGAACCAGTGTCGAGGACTGTTCGGGTTACAGTTGAACCAGAACTTAGAACCCGTAACGGAACATCGTCCTGTTGCCTGGTTGACGAATGACTCCGGCATCAGAGCGACCTCATCGAAGAACATACCGGCAAGAGTGATACCTTGAATCAAGTCCTGTGACCTTTCATCCTTACCGCCGAAGATGTAGAAGAAGTTCTGTGTATCTCCCTTGCTGACCGCAATCAGATTGTCTGATCTATGGTCCACAACTTGATATCCTCGGCTTTTCAGCATCAATTTCAACCAAAACAATACGTTTCTTCGGAATGATCCGATTGTCTTTCCAGCCATACCGAAGTTCTGTTGGTTGAAACTTTCCATTGCCCACAGCACGTAGGACAATGACATGCACAGTGTCTTACCACTTCGGATTGCTCCGTCTGCTATGATTCCATCTTTGTCCTTCACCGGACTGCTAGGACACCACCATGTCAGCACCTGTTTCTGCTTTCTTGAGAAAGGCTTGAACTCAAATCCTTGTTTCTTAGCTTTCTCTTTCATGGCAGCAGCGCGTTTCATGATTCCTTGCCGGACAGAAGCTAATCTCTCCTCAAAGTTATTCATCATCTGTCCACACCTCACTCGCTGTGGAATTCAGTGCATCCATGAAGTTGTCTTTTGCATCTTCATCAGATCCATTGTCTTTAAACTGCGCTTCCAGTTTTGCAAGCTCAAGGTTCATCTTCCTATCGTCAACGTTACGTTTCAGAAGTTCCTGTGCTGCTTTGGTTCGTTCAGACAATGATGCATCTAGGTCGAACTGATCTTTGATTTTCCCTCGCATGACATCAGTTAGATACTTCATGATTTCCTCAATATCTGCTATGTCTTTACTTGCGATTTGCTCCTGTCTAGCGTTGATATAGTCCAAAATATGAGGAACTTTGAGGTTATCAGCTCCAGTTCTATATGCTGTCTTTTCACTATATCCGGCATTCTTTGCGGCCTGTGTTGCGTTCCCCAGTTTCAGGTACTCATCACAGAACTTTTTCTGCTTAGGTGTTAGCTTATCCTTAGGCACATTTAACCACCACCCTTTTCTTTACTGTCTCTTTTCTCCCTGTGTTCCATTTGACACTTAATCATCTGTAGTACATTTGTCCTCTCTGTATGTATCCCATGTCCTTGACGGAATAGTTCACACTGTAAGATGTTCCCACAATACGTACATTCATCTGTTATCTCTCTGTTTGCAATCCTCAAGGCTTCACCTCGTCCCATATTTCTTTCAGACAATTCACTATTTCAAGCTGTGATGTTGTTCTGATCAGTTCTAAATCTTTCTCTTTCCACTCTCCATGCCTGTCTCTTCCTAGTGCCGGAGTAGATAATATATAGATGTTGATGAGTCTGTTCTGTTCAGCTGAATAGAATTGTCTCTGACTGTACTTTATGATCAAGCCTGTCTGCAAGATTGCTCTCTGTAGCTTCTTGGATATTCCATTGAGATTCACCTTTCTGCCTCCAAAATAAAAAAAGATTCCACACATGATACAATGTCTCTTATATCATTGTACCTATGTAAAATCTTTTTTTTGTACCCATATTTAATTATTTCTCTGTTTTCTTGGAATTAACTCTCTGTAGCTTTTGTAATTACTACTCTATTTTCATCGATTGTCAATGTAACCGATCTATCGTCCGGTGTGACTCCAAGTGCCTTGATCGCATCCATCGGAAGTGAGATTCTGCAAGTGTATGCGTTCTTGCTTGCGTTTCCACCAGCTTTTGCGAACATGACGTTTCTTTCAACTTCTTTCATTGTATCATTCACTCCTATCAGCCTCTTGTCTCTTCGTATGTTCCATCATCATAGAAGAAGATTTGGCAGTGCAGAAGTTGTTCCCAATCCTCGCCAGTAGAATTTCCAAAAGGGTCTTCGCTCTTTCTTAACACTGTTGTTTCTAATCTCACTTCTCCGACTCCATTTTTTCGATCATCTGCTACCACTTCCCAACCGAGTTCTTCTAATTTGTTTAATCTTTCGATTCCTGCGTTTGCCTTCATAATTCACATCTCCTCGTTCTTTTTTATTTTTGTTCTATATTCATTTCTTTCTTCTATCAGTTTTTCGATATTTGCGTTAATTCCACGTTTTATTTCCGCTCTGTACTCAATTATTTTCGTATTTTTCTTTCGGCAATAATCAGAACATGTGTTTGTTGCTGTATTAGAAGGAAAAACACGTCCGCAATATACGCAGATTTTCTTTTTCTCTTTTCTTCGTTCTGCTTTTTTTATGTCTTGTCCAGATGCCTTGCCATATCCTTTTTTGTGTTCTCGTTGCCATGCAAGTACCGCTTCTCTTTGGCACTCGTCCGAACAATATTTTTGCCTTCCGGAATTAACAACATATTCAGCTCCACACAATTTGCACTTGTCGATACTTCCGATTGGTCTAGTTGCACCTCCTCTTTTTCTTGCTCTTTCGTTTGCTTCTCTTTGCCTTATTCTGCGACAGTTCGGACAATAGGATGCACGTGGACCTCCCAAAAATTCAGCTCCGCACGATTTGCACGTTCTTGTACGCATAACATTACTTTTTATAACTTTCGCACACTCATCGCAATATGTTTTGTCCGTTCCTCCGTAAAAAAGCTTTCCGCATTTTATACAAGCTCTTTTTGTCCTTTTCATTTTTTCTCCTTTATTACAATACTGCAATCACTTCTGCTTCTTTGATAATGATTTCGTCAACGTCATTTCCATATTCCATTGCATTACCGCCGATTAAGTATATTTTGTCCCCTTCTTCAATGTAAGATTTTATGGCTTCAAGCATTTCTTTGATGTTGCTCTCAGATATTTCAAGTGCACATGTTCCATCAAGTTCTCCAGCGTCATAGAATCCAGCGTAAACACCGTCTGTGATGTATGGATATAACAACTCTGTGCAGGCAAAGTCTGCGTACTGAGGATCCTGGAAAAGCTGATGTGAATTATCCATTACTTCACCAATCTGATAATCTCTGCTGTCTGCTCTAATTCCGATGCAATCATATTCTGCTTCTTCAATAATATTTCTAATTTCTTCGATTGTCATTTCCCATACCTCCTTGAATTTGCTTCTCTTCTTTAACTGTCTTTATTATAGTGTATTGGACACCAATAGTCAACCCCTTTTATGGATTTTTCAATAAAAAAGGCTACGCTTTTACACGTAGCCTTTCTAGTCTTACCGTATCTGTAACATCAGTTCTTTCTTGCGCATTTTGATCAAAATGCGCTCGTTCAACGCCTTGCGGTGAACATATATTATATATATCCTTACCTAACCTAACCTGGGTAGGACAAATGCCTACCGTCTGTCCGTCATTTGGCAGACAAGTGGTAGACATTTGGTTGCCAAACCTAGATTATCGGTCTTCCCAGTAATGTCATTAATCTGTTGTACTCTTCAATCACCTTTCGTCTGTATCCCTGGAAATCCTTTCTCTGCATCGGAATGTATTCCCTTTTGCAGATATTATCGTATCCAAGTCCTGTTGTCAGATTGATGAAGAGGAAATTTGCTATCTCCGGCTTTACGTTCTGACAGCTTTGAAGAAGAAGGACTTGCTCATATCCAGTGGCTTTCCGGCAGTAGTCAATTATCTTCTTCCCTTGCTCATGAGTGATGCCGTAATCACTCAAATATGTTTCTCTCACGCTCAATGGTATCCACCTCCCACGCATGCTTTTATATCTATCCCAACTCTTGTCAGTCATTCATTCGGATCTTCTTGCAAATAATCACCTTGTGTCCTTATCAGCTTCCTTGCCTGATATGCCGGACGGTTAAACTCTTCGCTTGCTTTCTTGTCTACCGGTCTTTCTGCCATTCCACCATAATGCTTTTGCAGATTTGCTTTAATCTCTGCCGGACTTCTTCTTGTTTCTGTACTTCTTTTCACTGTTCATCACTCCAATCCAATCTCTGACCGCAACCGCTACAATATTTTCCATAAGGCTTGTCTATTCCTCTAACTGTTTCACCACAAACCGGACAATCCGCTCTATTTGTTTCTTTATACGTTACAGGCTTTTTCGGAATCTGTTTCCTCATAGCAGCTATTGCTATCTTCTTTGCTTCAATGTTCTCTTCACTGTTGGACGTATCCAGCCCTTCAATGATTCTGATTGCATCTTCCATCTATACATCCCCCTCCGCTCTATGTAATGATCTGTCAGCACTAAACCCTTCCCGTTTTTCACCAATTCCTAATCTTTTCCACTTACAATGTCTTGTGTACATCCAGAGCACTTGTCCTCTTTCTTCATGGACAACTAGAATATCACCTATATGTCTCTTTCTCTGTCTTCTGTTGCTCCATGCACATTCCGGGAAATTATCTTTCCTCGGTCTGTATCTTCCGAAAGCTCCATGATGCCACACGTTAATTTTTCTATCATCCATCATAATCTTCTCCTAAAACCAGACCCAAAGAAACGCAAGCGCAATCACAATTGCATGAAAGCATTTCCATAATACCCACGCAAGTTCACTTTTTTCGTTCCGTCGATTATTAATCAGCCACATCCATATTGCACTATAACCGATTATCCCAACCACAATGCTTGCGATTCTCAAGCCTAGCTTAATCTGTTCCATGCATATTCTCCTCTTCTAGCAGTTCAGGATTGTCAAATATGTTGCCGACAACACGAACATTTCTCAAATATGCCCAGTATGCTAAATCGTGTCTGAGAAGTTCTGAACCTTTCGTATTCCACTTAATTATAAATGCACCTTCTTCATACTTAATCACTCCGTAATAGTGTCCGCATTGCACAATATCGTTTTCCCAAAATTCCTCGCCTAATTCATTTGTTAATTCTGTATACTGGCAAATCGTATTTTCATCAATCAGAAATTCACCCTCAAGGCTTTTATCATAGATATAATTCTCGTCACTAAGATAGCCATGCACCCATATTCCGTTGAGATGCTCATTACCTGGAATTGCATGAATATGTTTCGCTCTGAAAAGTATTTCTCTATTCATAACTGTCAACCACCTCCAACTTTTTCAGATCCTCGATAAGCCACGGTTCTTCGTCTGACCATTTAATCATTGGGAAGTCAATATTGAAGTGTGGATTTAAGCGAAAATAACTACCGTCACCCCAATACCAATAAGCTCCTTTCTTAAAAGTCTCTGATTCGTATGCACATAAAATGTCATTTTTATCCCTTGCAATATATTTATATTCTTCTTTGATATAATCTAAAAATGTTCTATCACTCTTAGAAATCACCGGATGCTCAACATACTCTGATTCAACCCATTTTCTTCTTGTCCTATCGCAATCACTATCGCGATAATGACTATCATCAAATAAACAATTACTGCACGAAGAATAGCAACATGGTTTAACCTTGCCTGAATTCTTGTCAACAGCAATACAATTACCGTCGCAAGCAATTTCCACAATCTCTTTTAAATGCTTCTCTTTATTCTTCATAGTATCATCTCCACTCTCCCAAATGTTCAAAACATTCTTTTTTAAATTTTTCTAATACATCTATTAGGTTGTCTATTTCGTAAGAATCCTTAAATATTATCTCGATTATTTCAGGATTAGATGTGTCAATATCATTACAGTAGGGAAATGGTTTCATAAAACAATTAAATCTAGCATTTATACCTTTATGTGTTAATGATATTTGATTAACACTTTCTTTATTTCCAATAATCTTCATCTCTTCCACCTCGCTTAACAATTTCAATGGCACACGCCATTCCTCTCGCATAACCTTTTGCTTCATCAAATTGCAGCATATTTTCTATTGTACACCTGCGCTTTTCTTCATCAGCAAGTTCTAACTCTTTATTTAGTTGTTCAATGACCTTTTTCACATCAAACGCTGTTTTGTAATTCCTTAATGTTTGGATTTCAACTCTACAGTCAGTTCTGTTATTTTGTAATTCTTGAATTTTTGCATCTATATCATATAGTGTGCTTTCTTCAAATTTTCTCGCTTGCAATCTCACTATTGCTTTTGTCAATTTCATTATCTCTTCTTCAATTCTTGCGATTTCTGCATCCGCATCAATTAGTCTGCTCATATCATTCTCCTTTGTACCTCTTAGGCAGTGGCATCCATGCTATTACTCCGTCCACTACATTATCATCATCGTCTGTCCACTTTCTCCCATCCCAGTAGGCACTAAACGGCTGTACAACACGTCTGCTCTGTACAATGTAACCATCAAAAGAATCGACCTTTGGCTTCTTCGGAAGTCTCTCACTCACTGGAATCCACTTCTGACTTTGTAGCGCAATAGCAATTTTCGCAAGTTCGATAGCATCAAGCCATTCTCCACATTTTTCTTTTTCCTCAAACTCCGCTAACTTCTCCATCGCTTCTGACAGCTTATTCTTGTCCTTAATCACTGCTTTACCGCAGTGGTAGGTTGTTAATCTCTCTTTCATTCCCTCACCTCTTCCAGCAAGCCATTCACAACCAATTCACACTCAATCTCGGTTGCTGTCCGCTTGTCACTGTATCTGCAATTTGCGTTCTTGTGGATTCGTGCATCCTTTATCGGCCATTCAGTTTCAGTAAAATGCTTACTGTCCACAAACATCACTCTGTGTCCGTTCTTCACGCAGAGATAGTAACTCTCTGCGCTTTTCGGAAGTCCTCGGCAAGGCTTGAATCCGAATCTCACGAACTCACTTGCCTTTACTACTGGTTTAAGTCTCATTTTCGCTTTCCTCTCTCATACTTGTTACACACTTCCGGATTACAACCACGCTCATTTCCGGTATGTATGATATAGTCGCAACCGCTTCTCGCACCGGAAGCACGGTATTTACAAGTTCTACACAAATGCCTGTCTCCGTTGAAGCATTTCTTTTCCCTCTCAGCTTTCTTAAGCTTTCCACCGTATATTCCGACAGTTCCATAATGGATTCCAGTCTCTTCCGAAATCTGCTTATATGTCTTTCCCTCTTTCATCATCTTTTTGATGATCGCTTTCTTTTCGCTTGGCTCTTTCATTTCTTCCTCGCTCTCTAAATCTCATCATCTGCCGGAAACCGGAATACTTTAGGCAATACCCAGTAATTAGGTTGTACATAGCAACCATTTACAGTGTCATAGCCACCATCAAGCTCCATTCTTGAAAGATACTTTTCTCTGCACATTTCCATATCTTTGATTGCTTTCTCTTCGGTGGAATATTTAGCTAAAATATAAACTCTATCTCCTTTGCCGATGTCATTCCCCGGAAACGTTCCAACGATTGTTGCCATATTTTTTGAATATGTGGATATTGCAAGAAGTTCATAAGGCGCATCCAGTAATCCGCTCTGACTAATGATTCTCATAACTAACTCCACCTTTCGTATCCCATGCGCAAATGTCGCAATCCTCCGGACATACATTTGCCTTTATTGCTCTTTTGCACATCTCCATTTTCGATTTCCTATCATCCTCAATGTCCTTGATGAATCCGAGTTTCCTCAAGATTTTATGAATCAGTGATTCTCTTCTCACTTTATCTCCTTCTTCCTCTGTGATACTTCACTTTATTGTTTTTGATTGCATCCCATACAATCTTTTTAAATTCTTCATCTGTAATCGCTATTACTTTCCCACGTTCCAATCTTCTTTCTTCAACAAGATATATACTGCTACTCACCTTGTCCAAATCAAGTATTGCGATATCTTCCGGATGCATAAACAAAATACGTTTATTTGACAGCTCTATTTTTAGCCTGGCTTCTTCAAGTGCTCTAATAAAGTCTTTACCATTCATCTTTGCTTTCCTTTTCAACCAACAGTTATGACCGCCGGATTTACAACACCGTCACCGTCATATCCATATTCTTTGTTGTGCCATTTTCTTAGGCATTCTCCGTATTCCCAGCATTGAGAAAGAATACTGACAGCTGCTCCGTACATAAATCCTGTGATTCCCTCTTTATCCGCTTCATCGCTCAGCTGCTTTGCATTATCAACAATAACTTTCATTTCATTATCTTCTGATGCTTCTATCTTCTCTTCCATCATTCCAGCCCATCTTTCAGCATATGTAAAACACGCTCTACCGTATGGATCACTGTTTTTTTCATACCAGTCTTTATATTCCTGTTCTTTACCTTTTACAATTTTCATCTTCATTCTCCTTCACATAATCCGGGCACTCTACCGCATATTCGTAGCTGTCTATATCATCGCACTGAATATTGCATTGGTCTTTTATCTGACATTCCAGACAACACGCATTCTGTCCATACAAGCAATAATTCTTGCATCCCATTTACTGTTCCTCTCCATATTTGAATTCGCACTTAATCTGTCTAGCTGAAACGATCATATTCACGAAATCAGCTGCATGGTTAATTTCATAATTCGTTCCTTTCTCTCAATTGCTTCATCGCTAGTTTAAATGCCAGCATGTACAAATCTAAGATGCCCGTATTTACTCTTCCAAAATCTCTTACGCACTCATTTGCTTCATAAATATATTCTGACAATTCGTTATATCCTCTGCCTTGAATTCCGCACTCTTCTGAAAAGTCTGTCAGGACATTACTAACCCAAAGCTCAATGTCAACACCACCATCTTGCATTTCTTCCAGATATTCCTCTTCTTCTAGATATTCCATGATGTCTTTTATCGCCTGTTCTTCATCGTAATAGTACATTGCTCTATTCATGCAGTCGATTTTCTCTGAAAAATATCCTGTATTGTCTGTAAAATGTTCCTCGAACAGTTCAAACACCATGTTTTTGTAATTGGAAGCAATCAGCTCCCCTAGATCTCCGGATATATGTAATCTGTAATGGTCTTCCTCAAAAAGAAATCTGATGCGGTATTCATTACTATCGGGTCTTTTAAAATCCAGAATCTTGATGTTTCCATAATCTGTGAATGTTGCTACATGGTTCTGGAAGTTCTTCTTTTCTCTCTCCAAATCAATCATAATTCGTCCCTTTTTCTTTAAAAAAGCGTAAAAAAATACCAACCACCGAATATTGATGGTTGGTAAAAGAATATTTATTTTATTTTTGAACTTATTTCCATTCCAAGAATCTCTTCATTACTTGGCTTTCCTTCTTGGATTTTGTTTAGCAAATCAGCAATCATTTTTTCAAGTTGATCTACGTTATGCGCTAAGCTTCCATCCATTTGAGCTCCGTTTATTCCGATAACACGACCACTTCTCATTTGTTCAAGTTTGGTGCTTATTTCAAGTAGCTCTGATGAATATTTTTCACTGATTTTATACTCCAATTTCTTTTCACTCATTGGCATTTCCTCCCGTACATTTAATTTATACAGGAATTATACCATTCCAACCATCAATATTCAATTGTCAAGGTACTTTCATGATTTTTCTCCACGTTTACAAATATCTAAAGCACAATGCATACATCTTTTGCTCCCAGTCGCACCGAGATAAAAGCTCGTCAAAATCCTTTTCCGGCATGAACTTTATCCCGTAATGCAATCTGGATATGAATTTATATAATTCTTCAAACATTGCTACTCCTTGTACTTCTTCAAAATCTCTGTAATTGCTTTCATGTGTTCCGCTACTTCCGGCAAATCTTCATCGCTGATCCTGTCCAAGCCTTCTCTTTTGAACTCATAAAGGTCATATACTCCGTCTCTTATCTGGCAAAATTCCTCCGCCAGCTCATTCTCTTTCTCGGCATTATAGTTATATTCATAGAATTTTTCATGCCTGTCATGGTCGCCGAATTTATCTGTCGTAATTTTTGTTCTCTTCGGTGTGATTCTGGTAATTGTTGCTGAAATGATGCGATCATGCCTAAAAATTGATATATATCCAATTCCGACCTCTCTTGCAATACCTACCACATCCCCAACTTTCAATGTGTCTTTGTCTATCTCTTTTAATTCAATATTCATTCCTCTCACCTACGCAAATCTTAATTGTTCCTGTGTATCATCAATTCTCATGTTCGGCATTCGCTCACCGACTTTCAGATACGGACAGTTTGCTTCTACAAGCTTTTCTGCCATGATCGGCACAACACTGTTCCCAATTCTTGCAACTTGCTTTGCTATCGGGTATTTCTTCCAGTTATAATCCCGGTCGATAATGTAATCCTTTGGGAATCCTTGCATTACTTTTAGTTCTTCCGGTTTCAGCATCCGAAGAAAGATATCAGATATGATGTGTTTCTCGCCCTTGATATCCAGGATTACATTCACCAGTCCAAAACGGTCTTTCGTTGTGATCGTATCAAGCGGTCTATCCAGTGTCTGTCCGCACCCACCGCCGTAATACTTAATCAGAAATGCTGATACCAATCCAAAATGCCCCGGAGATGTCGTAATTGTATGTAATGGTTCATCACAGCCCTGTCCAATCCCCGTCTTGTAATACTTCGTGATAAATGCTGTCACAAGTCCATATCTATTCGATGTATCAATCGTCTTAATTGGCTCTGTCAAAAGCTGTCCTCTTGAATCACCGGCTCTCGTCTCTCCGTGATACTGGATGATGTATGCCAGTGCTTCTCCATTCCTCACGATATAAGGAGATTCTGCATCGATAATATATTTCTTAATGCCGTTCGCAATTCTCTTCTGTGTAGCTTCTGCAAGTGGTTTCTTTCGCTCAAATATCGAACTTCCAAGGTCTGACCAGTCAATGTAGTCTCCACAAGGTTTCCACTTCTCAAATCCGATGCCGTCTGCACTGTGAGTCTGCTTTGGCCATCTGATTTCCCGTCCATCTCTACGGAATACCGCATACCATCTCTTTCTTGTGGTTGGTGCTCCGTAGTCCGCAGCTATCAATTCTCTACTACCGAAACGGTACCCGAGGCTCTTCATTGCTGTAATGAATTTTTTATAATCCTCACCTTTTTTCTCCGGTATCGGATAACCTTTTTCGTCCAACGGACCCCACTGTTGTATTTCTTCCACATTTTCCATCAGCACCACATCTGGAAGAATCTCCTTTGCGTGTTTGTATACCGCCCACGGAAGAATCCGAAGTCCTTTTTCTCTCGGCTTACCGCCTTTCGCTTTTGAATGGCTTGTACAATCTGGACTTGCCCACATAAGAGCCACATGCTGTCCTTTTACATACTTCTTCAAGTTGACCTTAAAAATATCCTCAGTCAGATGAAGTGTGTCTGGATGATTTGTCTTGTGCATCAATATAGCATCTGGATCATGGTTAATAGCAATGTCTACCGGTCTACCAAGTGCCATCTCAATTCCGACCGATGCTCCACCGCCGCCGGCAAATGCGTCTATGATTAAATCTTTCATTTCGGCATTACCTCCGGGAAATCACTGATACTCATTTGTCCTTTAATATGTCCTACACCAGACTTTTCCTCTTCCATTCGTTTCTTCTTGTACTCATTATATTTCTTTCTGTACTCATAACTCCTGCCGAAAATGTTCCATGCTGCTTTTACTACATTCGGTTCATAAGGTCTGATTTTCTCCAAATCATCCACAGCTTTGTATGATATAGGGCAACCGCAACATCCTGTTCTTGTCAGTCCGTATACCTCATAAGCATCGGAATACTTGATTCCGTAATAGTTTTTGTACCATTCCTTATCTTTGTCAGATACATAATAAAGAGGTCTCAAACGATACTGTCCGCTTGCAGTCTCAGTGAAGCACAATGCTGTATTATCCTTTCTTGGAACTGATCTCATTCCACCTTCATCTCTTCGTTCTCCGGTTATCACCATGTCGTATGATTTCTGAACCTTATGAGCAATTTGCTTTTTGCAGTAGTCACAACAGTTCGCACTTATCATAAAATCCGGTGGATATTCCTCAATAAAATCACGCATATACTTTGAAGAGTTGATCACTAGCTGAATGTTCGGTCTTGGTTCTCCTTTAGAATTGCAGCAACAAAGAAAGTTGATTAAACTCTCACACTTCGGATATCTTTCTTTCAGTTCTTTTCTCTTTGCCGCTTTATCCTTTGCCTGGTCGTACTCTTGAGCAATAGACAGTGGAACTCCTTTTTTCTGCCAATCTGATAATCCTCCAGACATAATCTTTGATACAAATGGAATTCCATATTTTCTAGTGGATTGCACGATATTGATTTTCGGTCTTACTTCTTCAATCTCAACACCATATTTCTCAGCAACATCTTTCACATGGTCTTTTGTTGCTTTCATTTCCAATCCAGTGTTGAAAAACACATATTTGATTGGTGGAAGTTCAAATATCCGTCTCGTCCTTTCAATCAGGTCAATCATAATGTCACTATCAGCACCGCCAGAGTAGGAACAAATAGCATTAGGATGTTCCCTCAATCTTTTTGCGATAATACTCTTAATTGCTTCAAATTTTGCCGGAGAATCAAAGTCTGCATAATCCGGTCTATCTGTGTATACTTTACTTACTCCTGTTTTCATCTTCTCGAAAGGAGCCGATATATCTTTGCCCGGCCGGAGCTCCGTCTCCTTTCTGTATTCTTTTCTAAAATTTTCTTATGTTACTACATGTTCCAATCTTGCCTACTTCCAGAGTTTCCAGCAATCCCATTACTGAACGCTGTTGTTCTTCCGTTTGCGCACCATGCATAGTTGAGTCCTTTATCTCCACTGACTCCTTGCCAGTGCATATTACCTTCATGCAATACAATCAGATCATTCGTACCGTAGTCCTCTTTCGGATTCAGCTCTACATATTTTTTAGCTCCTGTTTTCGTGCCGTATCCGCAGCTCTGTACAGTTCTTACGAATTCTTCTGCATTCATTTCTTCTGTACCTCCATCAGTTTCTTCACCAGTGCTGTCTCATTGGTCTCACAATCATGCAGATGATGATAACCTGGCTCCAACAGATATGATTTTGTGTACGTGCTTTCCGGGTTTTCGTCTGTATATCTTTCTTTCCAAGCTACATACTGCTTATACTCACAAATAACGATTGCACTTTCATCCGGAAGAATATATCTGTAATAGATTTCCTCTGCCTGTGGTACTTCAAACCATACAAGCCAATCTCTGTAAGTTTTCAAGAACTCTTTTCTCTGGTTATTGTTCTTAAGTCTTGGCAACTCTGGCTGTGCTTCTCTTTCAACGTCCATTGCCATTTCCGGTTCTTCTTTATCCATGTCTCTTGGCTGTCCAACCTCGATGCAGATTACCGGTCCTTCTTTTTCTTCTTCGTCTTCAGGGGCAATCATAAACATAATCTCCGACTTATACATTTTTCTGTCTTTCGGATTTGCAATTATAATACTTACGTCCGAGTCCTCGTTAAATTCACCTAAATATTCTTTTAATAACTTATTTTCCATTTTTCTTATCAGAGCAAAGATATCTTTTCTGTGCGCACAAATCTCCTGCTCCTTTCTGTAATTTATTTATCCTGTTCTTCCATCCATTTAATAACATTGACCATGTTGTCAATTCCGAATGTTTGGTATGCGCAATGCGTATGTACTAACCGATGTCCGCGACAACTCATACCGCTATCAATGCTTGCTGGCTCTCCGCAGATTACACAGCGAAAACGGTTCTCGCTAAAACGTTTCAAGCCTGTCTTATTAAACACTTCAAGATTCTCTCTGTCGATGCTTACATAGTCCTCATGAACTTTGATATCCATTACTTCACCTCATTCGCAAGCTGGAATCCCATTCTTGCCACATTCTTCAAGTTGTCTTTAATTAATGCTTTGTTTGGTGCTCTGTGCGTATCAAGGAACTTCCACAGCTCTAACTGTTCAGTCGGTTCATTTGCAACGTAATCAACCATGTAATCATACTCAGCTTTTGCGACTTTCAAACACTGAATCATGTAATCTATCTTTTCTCCTGTGTTCATGACTACTCCTTTACTACGCATCTGCGCTCGCTGATCGCATAATATTTTCCATCATGCTCTGAACAGTATTTCTTAAGGATTTCTGCCTTTTTCGCATCTATTGATTTGAAATCAGTTCCAACCTTTTCTTCGTGTTTCAAGGTATGAGTATCAGCTTCGATAATCAGCACACACCACGTAAACTCCGTCTCAACCTCTTTCTTCTCATGCTCTTTCTTCCGCTGTTTGAGGATTTCAAGTACTTCGTCAGGATGTTCTGCCCTGAAAGTTCTGCACTCATAAGCACCTTTTTTTTTACTGATTGGACATTTTCTACAAGGCACACTACACATCTCAGCTTGAATTCTAATTGCTTCTTCCGCTGTCAGTTCATCCTCTACTAATCCTTCAAGCATTCCGTCTGTCCACTTATAGTCATCTTCTACAACTTTGTAGTAATCATCATGCACGGATGTAATCGTTACGATCTTTTTCTTTAACATTTCATCAACTGCATATAAACCACCATACAGCACCGTATTTTTTAAATCACTCCTGACTCTTACCTTGTCTCCAACTTTGTATTTCATTTCATACCTCTCTTTCTCAGTTTTTCTGACAGATTCTTTCTCTTCTGTTTCTTCTCTTTCCATCGTCTCAGGTACTCAAGTTGAGCCTGATCCTCTTTCTCTTGTCTGTTCATGGTCTTTATCCCTTGTACAGTTTCGGAAGTGGCATCCATGCTGTCACCTTGTACAGTGAACAACCGCCATGTCCGTTTGAATATCTGTCCCACTCAAGGTAACCATACTGTCTATCAAGCCAGTGCTTTTCCTCATCCTCATCAAATACCTTGATGTAACATCCAACACTGTATTCTCTGTATCCGCTACCGCTCTTGGATGCGATTGTTGTAAGGACATCACTTTCATCTTCTGGGAGTCTTTCCGTTACCGGAATCCATCTACAGTCCTCATCGGCATCATCAATCTTGCACATCTTCTCGACATACTTTCTGACATTCTCGGTTGCCAGTAGGATTCCTTCATCCTTGCGATCAGGGTTCAGCTCATCCGCTCTTTCTCCCTTTAGTTCTTCCTCAGTTTCATTCAGCCATGAAAGAAACTCTTCTACATCAATCGTTTTCCCCATCTCTTCTCCTTTCTCTTTTTGCAACATATTCTCCGTAGCTCATACCATGCTGCTTTGCTTCAGCTGCGACTCTTACTAATTCGTTTCGGTACTTCGGTTCTTTTGCGCCTTTTACTTTCTTCGGTTTGGCTTGCTTTCGTTTCATTGCCAGTTCCTTTTTCTGTTCAGGACTCAAGGCTCTGTATCTTGCCTTTCCTCTCTCGCAGCACTGTCTCCGGCTTCTTTCTTCTCCGCAAGCCTTGCTACAACACTTCTTCCGGTTGCCGACTATCTCAAATTCTTTTCCACAGACTGAGCATACCGCCCAGCCACTTTTTATCTCTGCCATTCTTAATCACCTTCCAAGTAGCTTGCTCTCCAGATCATCCATGTCATACTGCCTTCGCTCAAAGTTGTTATTGTTCTTCGTTGGTTTCTTAAACTTCTCTGCGTACTTGCCATCAAGAACCTTTTCAAAGTTGTCCGGGTTGATAAACCAATCAAAGTTCAGTGAGAACCTTGTATCTGTCTTTCCCTGAAGGAAGTCACTCTGTTTGACCTTATCAACAGCTTGTATCACTTTCTCTTCTCCGAATTGCTCAAGTAAAGCAATCAGTGAAGTGCATCTCTTAGAACCCGGGTTGATGCGGTAAATCATTTTGATTCCGTAAGGCTCTAGCTGATTCCATGCATCGATGATGGATTGAATGCTATGCTGCTTTATAGATACGTTAGTATCTATATATTCTTTCTTTCTTCCTTTCTTCCCTTCTTCTATTGTTGTCACTTGCTTGTCACTTGCTTGTCGGTTGCTTGTCGGTTGCTTGTCACTTTGCGTGTCACTCGATTGATACGAACAGTAATTATTTACCGTAAATACGCTGAATTTGTTATATTTTTTGCTTGTCACTTCGCCTGTCGATTCTAGGTGTTTTATTGCTGTTCTTATCTCTCTAACTGAAAGGTTAGTTTCTTCAGATAATTTGGCTAAAGAAGATACGAATGACCCCCTTTTTATCTCAATTCCTAAGAAAAATCCGTCCTTCCAGTTCGCTTTTAAAAGCATGTGTATGAACAATCTGGAAGTGCTTTTGTCTTTGTACCACCCCCACTCGAGAAGTGACCGATTAATCTTTATGTAATCGCCTTTCATATAATTTCATCCAATCTTCCATTGTCATTGTGACCAGCCAATCCTTGTGATTCTTCCGATGCATTACCGTAGGCATTTCGCCCTCTCTCGCATCGTTTATGGACTGTTCCACAGCTTCATAGATGTTAAGCTTCTCTACCCTCTTGCACTCAATATGGATGTCAGGAAGACCGACTACATCTGCATCTCCATTGGATCCACAGAACTGCTGCCCTCTCCGGCAATCATATCCGTATCTGTCTTTAAGCAGATTTGCTAACTCTCTTTCTCCCTCTTTCCCTTTTCGGTTTGAGTTCATCTGTGTCTACCTCCATGTTGCAATTCTTGGCTGTTCGCCTTGCTGTTTTTAGTGCCCAGCCGATACTCTTCAGCCGGCTTTCTTCTTGTCTGATGTACTTCATCAGCATCATTCTCTCTTCTAAGATGTTCATGTCTGGAACGAAGTACCCTCTTCCATCTTGCATGTTGAGAATTGGTATATCTCGTCTTGCATAATGGATCATGTCTCTAATTGTTCTATCGTCTATACCGGTCAGATCAGACAGCTCAGCTCTTGTAATTGCTCTGTCATGTCCGGTTCTGATGTAATCTAATATGTCAATATCGTAAGTCTGCATTGTTCTCCTTTCTCTCCCCGGACAAGCCGAGGAGACGAATCATCATGGCTCTGATTAAGGATTGTGACATACTGTTTCAGTCAGCCATTAGGAGTTTATATATCAACCTTATCCGCTAGGTTAATACCGGTTATAGCCAAGACTTTCCGAATACCTCTCTGAACTCTTCTCTGCTGCCTATATGCTCTTCAAAATATCGTTGAGCCATCTGCTTGAGTTCCAAGTCCAAACCGTGATTCGGATTGTCATGTACGCTCCCCTTTTGAAATTCATGGAGATACGGTGCAAGGGGAATCACAAATCCGTATCTCTCAGATATCTTTCTTCTGCTGCCATAAAAGATATGGTGTATGTGTGGATGAGGATATCCAGTGAAGTAACAGTGGTCCATATCATCAGTGAACACACTTTTCAATCGTTTAGCCAATGTCCACGCCATACCTTTCTTTCAGTAATCTCTTTTCATCTGGTGTAGCAATCTCTGATGCTGCAAGTCCTGCTTCTTTGCAACTTGTAATAAGTCCATCAATTAGCCTTGCCATCTCTGATGTATCGTAGGTGCTTGAACCTCTCAACAACTTGTACGTTCTGTACATGATGCCGTCCAAGCCTTGCCTTACTTGTGATGTTGGCATCAGATGATATTCTGTTGCTTGCATCACTTTCTTTTCCGCATCTTCCGTATCCGGTACTGTCATGTATATCGGCTTACCTTCAATGATCTCCGGCTCTCCGTAATGAATCAGCATCAAGTTATGCATCTCTGCATTCGATGTGTTCATTACCTTTGCAAGCTTGGTAAGTAGTACCCAATAATAAGCATTAGCATCAAGACTTCTTTTCTTCCTGTATGGCTTTATTTCAAGGCTTAAAACCTCTTTTCCTTTCAATTCCTCGTAAGTCTCAAGAAAGTCCTCATTTGGCTCAAATAGAATGGTCAGACGATGCGTTACGAAGTCGATGATTGGTTCTTTGAGCTTTCCGGTGAAGCGCATTACTCATCACCATACTTCTGTTTCAATGCATTGAGCATCATGGCCGCTTCTTCTTCTGTTAGTTCTTCCCAAGTCTTTCCGTTTCCAGCGACCCAAGCGTCTCCATCGACACCGTGACTTGTACATATCTGCTTGATTGTTTTGATTTTTGCAGCGGATGCACGTTTCTTTAATGTTTCCGGGATGAATGGTTCGTTGTGGTTCTCTTCTTTCAGCCACAGATCAAATCCTAGTCCGGTATGGATAGCAACGCACTTTACAAATGCTCTGCACATACTGTTCCATACTCTCTGCTGTGTCATTGAATTATCCTTTACTGGATTGCTTCCATTCATTACAGGTGTCTGCATGAAGTACGTGTTTTCATCAATAACAACCTTAATCAGTGTCTCGTAACATCTGTTTTTATTTCCGTTCTTATCAGAGAACTCTACATCTGTCTTTCTAAGGCTGCTACCGGTTACTGGATCCGGTACTGGTTCCCAGTAAACCTTGTTTGCTCCATGCATTCTCAAAAGGTTGATGCATGTTGCCCAGTTGAGATAATCAAGTCCGTCTCTTTTCTTACAGTACTTCTTGATATCTACATTTCTAAGTTCTTCGTAGCTTGCAAGTGGCATTACAATCCGCTCCTTTCTTCATCTATCCAGTTGCCGGAGAAGAACCACTCGACAAGTTCTTTTCTAAACTCTTCCTGGTCTTCTTCTGTTCCTTTTAGGCAACGCTTCAACGCATAATCAAATGCTTCCTCTTCTGTTACGATTGTTCCTTCTTCCGGTCCGATGCCTCTATAAACTTTCATGTTTCGTCACCCCTATGATGAGTTTCACAGTATCAAGTTCAACGAATCCACCCTTCTTCTCAGCTTTCTCAATGTAAGCTTTAAGTGTTTCCATGCGTGCGTCTATCTTGCACAGCTCTACAAATTTATCTACACTTACCTCTAATGTTTTTTCTCCCATTGCTTTCTCCTCTCTGAAATGTTATTATTAAGTTGGTTTTATAGCCGAGTGCCTGAAGGTTGCCGCCTTTATCATGGCACTCTTTTTTAATATCCGAAGATAACCCATGTTGCGATTCCTAAGACAACTACCAATCCCATCGCAACTACTGTCATAACCGCTGACGTTGTTTCTTCTTGTCTGTCATCATGCTCAATTCTTCGCTGTCTCTTGGTATTAACTATCTGGATTGCTCTTCTTTGGATGTCGATCATATCGATCTGATTCATTTTTCTCACCTTCTTTCTGAAATGATGCACACGGAATACATCTGCTTCTTTCCATGCATCTGTTTCTCTTTTTGCAGTAACTACAATCTCTCATATCACTTCCCTACCGATCTTCGCCTTTTCCTCATCAGTGATTTTGAGTACCCTTAGGATTTCTCGTAATTCACTGATTCGGATATTGTCCGGCTGACTTAATCTCTGGTACAGAGTACTTGGCGGGATACCGGTCAGTTTTGAAAGCTTCTGAGTATCGATAGCTGTCATAGTCTTTCCTGACTCGATGATTGCGAGAAGTGTTCTGTTCTGCCTTTCCCTGTCAGATATTTTTAATTTTGGCATCTCTTCTCACCTCTCTAGTCTTCATAATTGCGTGGAATCATGTCCTCTGTCAGTGCGTAGAAATCGCTGAGGTACGCTCCGTCTTCTGTGATACTTAAATCAACAGCAACGTTGTTCTCGTTCATCAGCATGATTCTCAACGCACACTCTTCTCCGATTGTTCCGTTGCCGACTGCTAAGACCTTAAAGCCTTTCAATGCGTGCAGCTCTTCAGAATCTCCATTGACTCTCTTATTGATAATCTTTTTCTTCATTGCTTTCACCTCTCTTCATCAGTACCCCTTCCCTTTCCAGTAGATTACCTTGTAATTTTCTTGTTTAATTTCTACCAACCTCTTCCTTTGCTTTTTCATCCGTGCTAAAATATTTCAAAATCATACTAGGAGGATTAATGATGTATTTTCTGTTTATTTTCCTTTGCATTATCATTTTGAAATTTTTGCTAAATCTTTCAAGGTATATCAACACTTGCGTTTGCTTCAAAAAATATGTTTCTAATTCTGCAAATTTAGAACAATTGATTCCATTTGTGGAACACGTTTGGGATTCAGCAAAAACAAACACCTTGGTGATGATTGAATACGCTTCCAGTACTGAATACGCTAAACTCTCTGACTTATTATGTGATATTTCGTATTCCAAACGAATAAACTCGACTTTTAATCAAACTATTGGCGTATACAAATTTCGTATGCTTCAATGCATTAACCCTTTTTACTGGATTTTCTTGCCACGGTATATTTTTAATTTTCTTGATGTTCACCCCTCAAAATCGACCATTTTGTTATCGACTCTTGCGTACTGGATTCTGTCGACTGTCTGTGCATATCTTCTTGAGTTGTACTTAGACAGTCATTTTTCTGATTTCTTCCATAATATAGTCGATATACTTCCATAAGGAACTTTCTAATCTGGTTCCTCTCCGCCTCTTTTCTGCATGATCTCAGACGAATTGTTTCATCAAGCATTGCCTGATACATCAAAGCATTTACTTTTTCATCACTTGTATTTGTTAAAACTGACTCGTGAACAATTCTGTCCATTTCTTCTCTCCTTTCTACTTTTCCTCTTTTGTTTCAAAAAGATAATCAAATTTAACCTTGAACAATTTGCACAGCTTTTTTGCTTCCAATGCTGTGAATTTTCCTGATTTCTTTTTGTTCTCATAAGAAACTCTTGACATACCTAATTTTTCAGCCATCTGTTGGTTTGTGAAATTGAATCTAGCCTGTTCTGCTTCTAAGTTCCTAAACAATTTTATTCTCCTTTCGCTTTATTGTTTGCGTTCTGCAAACCACAGTTATACTATAATTGCATTCTGCAAATTTGTCAATACTTTTCTTTGCATTTTGTAAACTTTTTATTGACACTTTGCATTCACATATTTATAATCATAAGTAACAGGAGGAATAACATTATGGGTGATAATTTTAATGAGAATTTAAAAGAAGCTAGGCTTAAATCCGGCATATCGCAGAAAGATTTGGCAGAAAATATCGGCGTAGCAAAATCGACATACTCTTTATATGAAAGTGGAAAAAGAGAACCTAATGTGGATACAATCAAAAAGATTGCTTCTTCTCTGAATGTATCTGCAGATACATTGCTCGGCATCGATAATGAACCAACAACTCTCGCAGCGCACTTCGAGGGTGACGAATACACCGAATCCGAGATGGAAGAAATTAGAAACTTTGCTGCATTTGTAAAAAATAAGAGAAGATAGTGTTTTTATTGTACACGTAGGAAGATATGCTGTAGTGGGAGGGATTCACATGAATAATTATGAAAGACTTGAAGATGAAGCCTGCAAGGACGGTGTAGAGATTGTATCGTGTGATTTTGAAAGTGATAGGATTCACGGATTGTATGCAGATGGTGTTATCGGAATGAGTTCAAAGCTCCGTACAACAATAGAAAGGACTTGTGTACTAGGTGAAGAACTTGGACATCACCACACAACTGTTGGAAATATCTGTGATATCTCAAAATCATGGAACAGGAAGCAGGAGCGTCAAGCTAGATTACATGGTTACAACCGTCTAATCGGACTCACCGGAATCATTAATGCATTTGAGTTTGGATGTCGAAACAGACATGAGATTGCAGAATATTTAGAAGTAACAGAGAAATACTTAGAAGAATGTATCAGCTGTTACAGAGATAAGTATGGAGTTTATACGACAGTGGATAACTATGTAATATACTTCATCCCATATCTTACGGTTATTAAAATGCTTTAAAATAAGGTGCGGACAATGGACTTACTAAATTCATTTCTAGATAAATTAAAATTAGAAAGTACAAAGAAATTGGAATTATCAAAAAAATATCAAGTTCTCTACTTCAAAAATGGACAGTTATGTAAAGTAACTCCTGAAGAGACAGAATATACATACAATGCTAGGTTTATAAATTCAGATGGTAAATTGTATGATTTGCATGATATTAACGATATAGATAAACTTCCAATCCCATCTTTTTTAAGATGCGATATTTTCAACGGATACGGAATAACTGGAAGTTTAGATTATTTCCTAAAGATGAAAGCAGGTCTTCTAAGAACCAATGGTCTTGTTAATGAGTCTGATCATCTTTACCGAAGACTCTACCTTTTTATGGCAGCTTCAAACAATTGGTTTTTAGAAGAAGATTATCTATGTTATTGCAAGGTATTGCTGCAAGAGCTGAGATTGGAAGAAGCTGAATCAGAAGAGCTAAAGATTAAAAGTTATCTCAAACAACATGGAATAGTAAAAGACTTGTCATTAGGAATTGCCAATCTAACTATTAAGAATTGTAAAAAATACAATACGGATCTAGTACAGATGAGCGCTCATTGTTCATGCTGTGAGATATGTAACAAACTTCAAGGACGAGTGTATAGCTTATCTGGTAACAGTAAAATTTTTCCGAAATTGCCTGAAGTGATTCTAAAAACCGGGAAAGTTCATGATGGATGCAGACATACCATTGCGCCTTTTTCCATCAAGTATAGTAACGCTATAAAAGATAAATTCGGAAATGATGTAGATGTGATTCAAGCAAGTACACGTCCGTATGTTGATGATAGGACAGAAGAAGAAAAGAGAAACTATATTCTATATACAGAAGATAAAAAGAAACGAGACACTCAGATGCGTGATAGAAAAGAGTATTATCGTATTGTATATGCTTTGCCGGATGATGCTCCAAAAAGCTTTTCTGCTTATCGCAGAATGAAGAGAACTAAAACAAAGAATTTCTTATTGCTTATGGAAAAGGCGAAAGAAGTCGGTATTGAAATAATATTAGATGATTAAGGATATAACTCCCGGGAGGGATTTATATAAAGCGTGTGGTGCGCTTAGCAAACAAGGCTATATCACTAAAAGAAAGAGAGGGAAACACGAATGAAAAAGAAAGGTGGATGTTTAAAAACTGTATTAATTGTTATCGGCGTAATTATTATACTCGGTATCATAGGTTCTGTTATTGGTGGAAAGGATGATGGACCTAAAAAGGTAAACAGTGACACTTCTACTGACGCAACGCAAGATGCTTCAAAGAATGAATCAGAACCGGAACAGACTGTATTTAACGTTGGAGATACTGTGAATCTCAATGATGTTGAAATTACACTTGTGAACATCACCGAATCTGCCGGTGGGGAATATACTACCCCTGACGAAGGAAACGAGTTCTTAATCCTTGAGTTTGAGATTGCAAACAACTCATCAAAAGATATCAGCATCAGCTCCGTAATGAATTTCGAAGCCTATTGCGATGATTACTCACTAACACAAGATCTTGTTGGACTTCAAGCCCCTGAAGCCAGTGGAAAGAATCAGCTTGATGGAAGTGTTGCTGCTGGAAAGAAGATGAACGGTGTGATTGCATATCAGGTACCTACAACTTTCTCGAAATTCGAGGTTAGCGTTGCTCCTGATTTCTGGTCATCAAAAGATATTCAGTTTGTTTACAGTAAATAGTTAATTTGCGGTGTTTGGAACAAGGTTCATTTGCATGAGAGGAACCATGAATACAAAAGAATACGTTTATGACAACAAACTTTCTTCCTTAACCGATACAGAATTGAGAGCTTATGGAAGAGAACTACTGGCAAGACAATATGCCGGTGAAGAACTTACAGATAAGTTATATACAGAACTAAGAGATGTATGTAGCGAATTTGTAAACAGAGATAATTAAATAAAATAAAACCGCTCCTGTTGGCGCAGGAACGGTTGATACACAACTCCGAAGAGCAGTGCGAATTATATGAACAGTAATATTGTATCATCTTCGGAGCAGTCAATCAATCAGAACTGTTGTTCTATTGTATGGCTGTTATTTTTATACTTAAAAGGAGATGATTATATGGCAACAGCTAAGAAGTTACCTTCCGGATCCTGGAGATGTCAGGTATTCAGCCACTATGAAATTGTCTTAGATAAAAACGGAAAACCTGTTATTGATCCGAAAACGAAGAAACAGAAACAGAAAAGAATCTATAAGTCTTTCACTTGTGATGATCCATCGGCAAGAGGAAAAAGAAAAGCTGAAGCAATGGCTGCTGAATGGGCAGATAACAAAGAAATCAAGAAAGATGAAGAAGTACAAATGACTTTCGGTGATGCACTAGAAAAGTACATCCAGGAACGGTCCGCTGTCCTCTCGCCGTCCAGCATCAGAAAGTACAAGAGTATGCAACGTAATTGCATGGTACCGCTCAAAGAGTATCAGCTAAAGGAAATCACACAAAGCGTAATTCAAAAGGTGATTAATAAGGCATCTACAGAGCTGTCACCTAAGTCTGTTCGTGACATGAATGGACTGATCAGCGCGGTAATGAAAAGATTTCGTCCGGGAATTGTAATCAATATCACTCTTCCAAAAAAACTCAGGAGCAACATTTACATTCCTACAGAAGTGGACATTAAGAAGATTGTTCGTGCATCAGAAGGAACTATCATGGAAGTGCCAATTCTCCTCGCAGCGTTTGGAGCTATGCGAAGAGGTGAGATCTGTGCATTACAGAAGTCCGACATCAAGAATCACACGATACACGTTACAAAAACAATGGTTATGAATGATGAGGGCGAATGGATTGTGAAAGCACCTAAGTCTTATGCTGGTGACAGATATGTGAATTATCCATCATTCGTAATCGAGAAGTTCTTGGAACTTTCAGCCGACACTGTAGACATGAATCCGAATACATTAACAACATCGTTTGGAAATCTCCTTAAGAAATTAGAGATACCTCACTTCCGATTCCACGACTTAAGGCATTACAACGCTTCTGTTCAACATGCGCTAGGAATACCAGATGCGTATATCATGCAATCTGGTGGGTGGGGAAATGATTCGGTACTGAAAGAAGTCTACCGTCACACTCTTCCAGACATGGAAGATAAAATGAATAAGATTGCAATCGACTATTTTGAGTCTATGCAACACGAAATGCAACACGAAGCATAACAATCATTGATTTTACAGGGGTTTTAGCACTTTCTGTGGGAGTTCGATTCTCTCATCCC